CCATTCTACCCAAACCTTCGATTCCTTTAGCAAAACCATATTCATTGATTTTTCCTAAATTCTTTTGTGTTTCTTCAACAACTTTTCTTGATTGTAACCCAAGTGTTAGTGATGATTTACCAACTTTATCAATCGTGTTTAATGCATTTTGTGCACCAACACCAACCATTTCAAAGTTTCTGAATATTTTACCCATGTCCTCTAAATCACCAACAAACGCACGTGATGTTGTCGCCATTTGGTCCATCGTATCACTATTCATTAAAGCAAACCGACCGGTTTCCTGCATAGTGTTGATTACAGTTTTCTTTAAGTCCTCAAAACCATAACCCATTGAAACAACACCAGGTAAAGCTTCAAAGATTTCACTTCTATAATCTCTTGATAATTCTCCCGCAATTCCAATTTGTGAATTTAATTCATTTCTTAAATTAACTTCTTTTGTTAAGATATCTGTTGAACCTTCCATTACACCCTTTAGTGCCATGGAACCAATATTTCCTAAACCTTTAATTAAATCACCTTCTTTACCAAAGAAACCGGCAACAACATCTTTAATTGATTCCGCAATTGTACTTGGTTGAATTATATCAGCATTATTATATGACGTTATTTTGTTTCCTAAGTCTTGTATCTGATATGCTTTTGAGGCTGTTGGGGTACTATATGATTTTGATGAATCTGATAAATTTGTGTTATAAGCGTTCCAATAATAGCCTATATCATTTAATAGTGATGGATTATTTTTCACCTCATCACAATCATAAAATTCACTCTTAAACTGGGTTTTACTGAGTCCTTGTTTAATATCTTTAATTTTGGGTGCTGCCATACCTATAAATACTATTTCGGACTATTTTCCAATTCAATTAAATAACTAACATAATACCTACGTAAATAGACGGGCATGTTCAGGATGTCCCCATAAGAGAAACCTCTTTTAACTAAAAATAAAATTTCGTCTAACTGACCTTTCTTATAATCCGTAGAAAGGGCGAAAAAACTCTACCCCGAATCCAATTTCAACTTGGATATCTTCTCCTGACGGGGTTTTTACTGTTTTTGCTAAATCTAATGAAGGTTTATGTTCTTTTACGTATTTTCTAAACGATTGAGAATCTTTAATTGGGAGTTTTTCAATAAAATTTCTGATGTTCATCGTGTCCCTGTTACCCGCAACAGATTTAATCATCATCTCAAGTTGTTTAGTAACAATTGGAGCCACTCCAATTCCATTCCAACTTTTTTCAATATTCTCAATTTCTTTTTGTTGCTTTTTAGTTAAAAACTTAAATGTAATTTCAATATTTGTTTTTTCCGTGGTGTATTTGAATTCTCCCATCGAATCTGATTCAAGTGTAAAGTCCTTGAAGGATATTTCACTTAAATCCAATGTTGTAGAAAATTTTTCATCTGTTTTTGGGTCAGTAAGCGAAATACTATACTCAGCACCAAACGCAGTATTTCTTAAAAAGATAAGTACCGCTTGCTTATCCTCATCAACTAATTCATCGATAATAAAATCTCTATCTAAAATTTTTCTTTTTAGTAGTTCTTCAATTACTGTGTTTGATGCAATTAAGTTTTGTGCCGATAAAATATTTTCATCAGATGCGGTTAAGTAAGCAACCTTTAATGATTTTTTACTGCTGTTTGAATAGTGTATACCTCGTGAGGGTAACTCCACCACATCATATGCGATGGTTGGGTCAATTCTAAATTCTTCCATATATGTGTTTTGTTATATAACTACATTAATTTACGAAATATCCACAAAAAAGTAAAGGTCTCCTTTTGAGAGACCTTCACGTTGACAGATTTTATTTTTAATGTATTAGTATACTTGAATACATCTGTCCATTCTTAAAGAACATTGGATAGATGCAATATCATCTCTTGAGTAATCAAGTTCATTGAAGTTCAAGTCTGTGATAAATGTTCCTTGAAGAATCCATTTTTCAACCACAACACCCGTTGGGTCTAACATTTCTAATTCAATATCCTTTTTATAACCAGCTGCGTAACCCATACGACCTGTTACTGATTCGGCATGTAAACGGAACCATTCCATAAGTGCTTGTGAAGCTGAAGGACCAATTGGGTCTTTAAAGGTTACTCTCATTTCATTCCATTCAAATCTACCAGCAACATATGTTGAGGTGTTTATAAAAGGAATTGCAACTGAGTTGATTTTAGCACTCGGTCTAGCTGCTGATGATACATACCATTCGTTGATACCCAATGATGAAGGGAAACGAAGGATGAATCGGTTAACTCTTTTCGGTTCGTAAGGAACCGGCATTTTCATTAATAAATCTGCCATGTCTATTTAATTTTTTAGTTGTTGTTTATCTACTTTCTTATAAATATGTCATTGTCAAAAAAAATATTTTATCGTTCAACCCTTGATTCTTTAATTTTTTTTTCGTATTTTTTATATACTAGTATTGATACTAGAACCAGATTAAACTAGATTAATTAAATATAAACTAGATTAATTAAATATAAACTAGATTAATTAAATATAAACTAGATTCTAGTATATACTGGGTTTTTTCTCAATTCTTGGGTTAATATTAAAATATAACTTTTATACATTTTGGTTCCATGTGGAACATTTAAAAGGGGAAGCGGTTAAACTCCCCCTTTTCATTAGATATTATCGAATGATGCTCCAGTAGGTGTTATTATGAACTCAACGTCGATGAATTCAAGTGAACGTGTTGGTTTGATGTAAATCTTACCTCTAAGAGTGTTTGCATCAATGTCCTCAGGGTCATTTGATACGGTTACACGGAATTCGTATAAACCTCTTTCTCTCTTTATAGACTCAAGAATTGGGTTTACCAATCTCAAGAACTCGTTTCTTACTTGTTCGTCGTTTTGTTCGAATAGTAATCTAACTGCAACCGCTGAAATTAACTTTCTGGCTCTTAACAAGAGTCTTCTTACGTTAATTCTGTCCAACGCAGATTCTCTAACCTGAAGGGTTTTGTTACCCCATATGATTGTACCTGTATCTGAGAAGGTTGCGATTGGGTTAATTCTGTTTTTATATAATTCGTCTCTTTCGTCTAAGGTCAATTTCTTGGTTGCTTTAATCGCTTTTACCAAACCTCTTGAGTAACCCGCTACCGCGAACCAAGGGAATGACACATTATCCGTAAGGGCTATGTTTCTTACAACCTCACCTGTTGGTGGAACAAGCAATTGGGTGGCATTATCTTGGTCTCTAACCTGAATCCATGGCCAATATGTGGCTGTGTAGTTAGTGTCAAGAGAAACACCATCCAAAGCGGCTACCACTTCCTCAACTGTTGAGAAATTAGGTGGTGATATGATATAAAGTGAATCCGCTCTATCATTTTCCATGATGTCGATTGCCTGTGAAGTCAATGAACTATGGTCATAGAAGTTGATACCGGGAGATGCGAATATGTTGATATCCACAGCTTCAGGGTTTGAGTAGGTCTGAATACCTTTTAAGTATGAATAGTAGTCAGAATTACCAACCGTAGTACTGAATACACCACCATTTGACGTGTTTCCACTAATATACGTTGGCTTTCCGAAGATATAAGAATCCCCGAATGTTCTAACTTCTCTGTAAATGTCCCATCCGTCAAATCCACCACACACCGCAAAAGTGAATTTACGGTAGTTGATGTTAGTCATAACATTATCAACACCTGTTTGACCCTCTAAATCATACGATGTAGTTGTGAATGTTGTACCTGTGATTGTTGATGCGTTTGTAGATAAGTGGAAACCTTTAGTAGTACCTACCGCTGCAGCTCCCTTATACTTAAATAAATCCTTATCAAATCCTGTCTGAGAAGATAAACCAAAGGTTATCTTTCTGATTTTGTCCCCACCTGAAAGGATGGGGGTACCATCGGCTTCGTATCCCATAACGTCACCAGCGTCAAAGAATTGAGTTTTAAACATAACAGAACCCAAGGTTGTATCTGAGAACGATGTATTAGCCACGAATCCTTTAAAACCAGCAGGGAACGCATCTACGGGATGGTTAATTGCCATGTTTAACATGATATACTTAGAACGTAATTCATATTCACCATCAGATGTACCAACTTTTCTCGCCACATAACCTGGTAAGTCAGGGTTCATTGAACATCTTGTGAATTTTTCAAGAACAAGTTGATTGTCGTCAGTATCGTTGAAATCACGAACTAACATATCAAATTCACCTGTTTCTAAGTTAATATTAATGATTGAAATTTTTACTTGTTCATTCGCTGCGTTACCATCACAGATAGTAATCACTTCAAACAAATCAGATACTTCACCACCACGAACTTCAGATACAACCATTGGTGACATTGGGGTATCCCATTGTTCCGCGAAGTTTGAACCTTCTGAAACAAACACCTCATCTAAACTTAGACCTCTTACATTACCTTGTTGGAACGCCGCTTTTAAGTATGCGGAATATGCTTCGTGAACAAAGATAGGTACTTCCTTTCTTGGTTTATCAAACACATCGGTACCTAAAACCTTAGTTATGTACTTAGATGATGTTGTATCCATAGAACATGTAAATGTCTTACCACTACTTGTTGTACCTGTAACCTGAATTGTAAATTCAGAGAATGGATTCACCCTAAGTGAACTACCCACAACATTGAAACTTGTGTTTCCTGTCAATTCAAGACCTAAAGTTTGACCTGAGTATGAACCTCTTGGTCTGAAAGCCGCCACAACTTTATTATTGTGTTCACTTTTAACTGTTGAGTTATAAACAAATTGAGTCACATTGAATTGTTCTGTGCCACCTGATGTGTATACAAATAAGAAGGAGTAAACCTCAGTACCACCTGAATTACATACTATATTATACCATTCTTTACCATTTTGGTTGTTAGCATTATTTAAACCTGTTAAAGGTGAAATTACTTCTAAACTTGTGGTTAGACCTGATGTAGACGATGATGGTACGTTACCAATAACAAACCATTGTCCCGTATTTCCTGTTGTATTACCACTAAATGAGGAGAATAGATAATTGTCCATAGTTTGACCATCATATGAAGTAATTCCTGAAATGTTTCCAAAGAATGTACTACCAGTTATTTGGTTAAGGGTGGATGGGTCACACGTACCTGTGGTTGAGCCACTCAAAGAACCCAAGGTTAAACCGCCGAGGGTTTTAATTGCGTAAGTCTTAACAGGTTTATAACCTGTAAGACCGAGAATTCTTGTTACAAAAAGTTGATTTGATTCCTCAAGATAAGATTTTGCTACGTAAGGTAACTCAAATTTTGGGTTACCATTACCATCTTTTACTGGTGTAGAACCTCCGAAGTAAAGTTTAAACTCATCATAATCTGTTACAAGGATTGGTTCAAAAGCGGGACCTTTAAGGGTCTCACCAACTAAACCAAGAGTTGTAACACCAACACTCTGTGCTACGAATGTTAAATCTTTTTCTGATGTGTAGACACCCGGAGATACAAATACTCTATTTGAATTTGCCATTTTTAAAAGTTTGGTTAATTTATTTTATTATTCTTATAAATATCTTTGTTTTTAGCAAAGATTTCCTGACTTTTTTCAAAAAGGATAATTAAAAATCCTTTTTTATCATTATTTATCTTTATGGAAAAAGAGAACCTAAAAAACATCAAAGTCAGCGAAAAACATCATCAAATGTTGAAGGAATATTGTGATAAAAACGGACTAAAAATTTATAAAGCAGTCCAAAAGTGGATTGAGGAATCTTGTAAATCTAAGAAAAAAGATATCTACGAGAAAAAAGATATCTACGGGGAAAATTAACTCAAGTAAACGACACTTACTTTTGAACCAACTGCGGGTGCTGATAGTAATTTAAACTTGTAGTTACCTGAAACTTCAAAACCGACACCTTCATCTTCCACAAGACCATTAATATCTAAACTGATAATACTATTAAGAGCATTTGATGTGGTAAACTCTAAACTTGAGCCATTATAGGTAAAACTTTCATTAATTACATTTAATGGTTTACCAAATGTATCTATAAATGTGTCATTTCTACCTTTATAATATGTGATAGTCACGACTGAACCATCTAATGGGGGTTGAACAAAGGTTATTTTTGATGTTTGAGCAACGTGGAGGTAATCCACATTTCGTATTTGTATAAGACCATTAATTGCAACAGTAAACAATACATTTATTGTTTCGCCCACACTAAAGACGGTTTGAACACCATCAGCAGGAAAAGACATGATTGTTATCTCAATAGTTTTGACAATATACTTTTTGGTATAATTGTTACTCTTAATAAACTCGTTCAATAAAAACATTCTACTAACCGCCGGTTTAACCTCAAACTCCTCTTCGTCTATTAGTAAACCAAGCATTATAAAGGTGTAATTTTGAATATAGAACCTACGACCTTCCAAAGTATCCATTGGAGTGCTATCCTCGATTCTATCTAAAACAAGAGGTATGTAATGACCTTTTACGCTTGTATATGACTGACGAGACGAGAATTTCTGTAAAACAATCCTATTGAACTTATTAATATCCCTAAGTTTTGTACATATAATTGTTACATCAAAAGTTATATCTATTGGTACAGGTTGTGGTATCTTATATATGTCGGCACCCATTTGTGTCCCGTTCCATGTCGGAACAGAGGCATAGAAGAAATCTCTTCTGTCTGGTATTGTTCGTTGAATTGATGGATTAGTACCGGGTTGAACATCTGGTCTTCTGATTACAGCTATAAAGGGTAACTTCATATTACCATCCTCATCTGCAAATGTCCAATTGTTTGAAACCTCACCCCATCTTTGAATCGTCAAGATTCTTGGAATAATGGGTATTTGGTCACCACCAGAGACAACCTTGAAATTTTGTTTTACAAAATCAAGCATACCTAAATCAAGGTCCTCATGTAAAATAGAATCGGGTAAGAAGGTATCTGATTTAGTTATTCTCTCCAATAACCCTTTTCTCCTCCCTACAATGTCAGGACCATTCATGTCTTGTTTAACCCCGTAAACTTGAACATTATTTTTTCTTTTAGGTATTCCCATGATTATATTCCTCTAAATTCAGATTCTTGTGTTGCTACACAAATTATTGTTCTATAATGTGGCTTAAAACCAAACATATTATGTTTATTGTCCGATGTTACTTTACCATCATTGGTTACAGTATAGTATCTAACTCTTTCTTCACTTTCAGGATAACCGACGTAGTCACCATATCTAATATCTATTTTCAATTCTTCTAAATGTTTAATGTAAACAGATATTATCATATTACCCGGCTCTAAGTACCTACCTAACCCACCCTTATAGGTGGTGTTTTTTGGCTCCTCAATCTTTACTAAACCATTAAACTCAACAGGAGGTAAAAATTTAATTTGGTCTTTACCAACTTCAGCATAAACCTCATCCGTATCGGTCTTTTGTTTGTCAACTCTAAAGAGAACCAATTTCATATTTAAATCCCCATGAAGGTATTCTTGACCTATCATTTGATTTAAATCAAAATCTGCTTCTGAAAAGAATTTACTGACTCTTGTTATGGGTAATTTATGCTTCATACTCAATAAATAGTTCAATTATTCTTTCTATTTTATTATATTTAGGTTATATGCAGAACAAGATTCTAGAAATAGAGGCGAGAGACATACTGCTTGAATATGAAGGTTTTAACAATCAATTACTTGATTGGAAACACAAATTTCATAATGTTAAAAATTTTCAATTAACAAGACCCCAAGCGGAATATGTTACAAAGTATTACGAAACAGTACCTCGAGTTGCTCGAAAGCATATCACCATTGCCAAGAATTTTGGTGAAAAAATTATGGAGGACAAGAAGTTAACCAAAGCACCTGAAAAGATTTGGTGTGAAAAATTATTGTGTGAAAGCGATAAGGCATACCATATATGGGGTAAAATTATTGATTCCGAAACGAATCATGCGATGTGGATTCCAAAATCATCTATTATCCAAGAAGAAAAAAAATTAGATAGAATAATAGATTATACTCCTTACTCACATAGACCGCCAATGGAACATCAAAAAGAAGCCATTGAAAAATTGTTAGCCAATGACAAATACATTCTTGCTGATGATATGGGTCTTGGTAAAAGCACGTCCGCGATTATTGCCTCACTAGAATGTGGAGCAAAAAAAGTTCTAATTATTTGTCCCGCATCACTAAAGATTAACTGGTCAAGAGAGATTGAAAATTACTCAAGAAAAAAATCATTAATTGTTGAAGGCAGAAAATGGGGTTCCACATTTGATTATTATATAATCAATTATGATATATTAAAAAACTATCACACAACCGATAAATCAGAAGATAGTGAAGCATATAAATTAATCATAAATGAAAATTTTGATTTGGTAATAATTGATGAGGCTCACTATGTTTCAAATCCAACAGCACAGAGAACAAAACTAATTAATGATGTTGTAAAACAAATACCTAAGGTATGGTTGCTTACAGGAACCCCAATGACATCAAGACCGATAAACTATTATAATTTATTAAAAATTGTTAATTCACCAATTGCATTAAATTGGCAAGGTTATGTCAGAAGATATTGTGCGGGTTATCAGTTTAAAGTTGGGGGTAAAAAAATATGGAACACGGGTGGGGCAAGTAATTTAGATGAACTAAGAGAAAGAACAAAAAATTTGGTATTAAGAAGAATAAAAACCGACATTCTCGATTTACCCGAAAAAATTATAACTCCTATTTTCTTAGATATGCAGAGTACTTTCTACAATGAAGAGTTAGAAGAATTCATGAAAATATCTAAGGAAAATAAAAAGAATGAATCAATTAGTGTAACATTAAATCGTCTAATGAAAATTAGACAAGTAATTGCATACGAAAAAGTACCATACACATATGAGTTAATTGATAAGTTCACAGAACAAGGTAAAAAAGTAATTGTATTTACAAACTTTACTATGAGTTTGGATATGATTCACGAGAAGTATAAGAAAAATTCTGTGACCCTTGATGGTAGAATGTCAAAAGAAAGAAGACAAGAAAGTGTTGACAGATTTCAAAATGAGGATAAAATAAAAATATTCGTATCCAATATTAGAGCGGGTGGCGTTGGAATTACTTTAACTGCGGCAGAAGCAGTAATAATGAATGACCTGTCATTTGTACCATCAGACCACTCCCAAGCAGAAGATAGGGCATATAGATATGGACAGAAGAATAGTGTACTTGTTTACTATCCTATTTTTGAAAACACAATCGAAATGATTGTTTATAATATATTACAAAAGAAAAAGAATATTATCGACCAAGTAATGGGAGATAATGAATATTCAGAAAGTTTTGCTCAATCACTTCTTAATGAGCTCCTCTAAGTACTCTAAACTTTCTTTCTTAGGCACATCCTTTTCAAACTGATTAATTAAATCTCTCCAAGAATCTATTATGACAGACTCGTTAAAATCTTGGTGATTTTTTGGTAGAATTACATTCACCGACTTATCACCAATTTTAATGCTTGTTTCTTCCAAAACATCCATGTTAAATTCTATTCCGTGCTTGGAACAATACATAAAAAATTCAAAAAATATTTTTGAATTAAAAATTTGGCCGATTTGTTCTTCCATTATTATTTGTTCTTTTTTATATGAATATGAATATTTACCTGTTTTACTTTTCTTGGTGTCAAATAAATTGGGCGACATATTTAAGAAAATCATATTAGATGGATTTGGAATATGGGTATTTTCATCAATATTTATTTGAACCAAAACCAAATAATCTATTCCCTTATCAGAATAATAAGATGTGTTGATAGATTTATAAATTACGTTTTCATCATAAATCCTTACGTTTTTTATCTGAAACTTTTTCTTTTTAGATGGTATTTTCTTTTCTATTGTGTACAAGTCCACACCATTTTTCATATCATCTGAGTTACCCCTTAATGATGAATTTCTAATTACATCATAACCGTTGGGATATTTTGTTTTTAGAAAAAACTCAACAGCGAGTTCACCAAATGTGCCGGCCGCCATTGTAAAAGTTGCAATTTCTAAAAGGTGATGTAAAATATCGTTCTTGGATACTTTACCCAAGTCCTTAAATAATTTATCACCATAATAATATAACCAATTAAAATAATTTTTGAGCTCATCGTTAATAGATTGAACGTCTTCATTTTTGGGGTCAAAATCTATTAACTTAACTTTTCTACCATCAACCTCCTCTATACCCTTAGAGAAAAAATCATTTGATATATTTTGATTTAGATATTGAACAATTATGTCCTGAATATCTGTGTGAGTGTTAAATTGGTTCACTGCAGACCAAGTTCTCTTAGGTGTTAAAACCCCCTCCGCGCCATTCTCCGTTACTCTACCATACTGACCATACTTTGAATAGAAAACATCATAAATTACCCTCCAACTGCTCGTAAGGATACTTTTAGAGGTGTCGTATGGTTTTTTACCCACACAAATTCTATTGATTCCTTGTGAAAACCTACTTTTAGTATATTTAAATTTAAATTTTGATTTCACGAAAAATACTTAATATCCAAATATACGGATATTTATAATAAAAAACAATAGAATGTCATCTACAGTAATAACTCAACCAGATAGAGAAAAACTTTACACAAAAATATTCCACCTTTTGGGTATGCCGGTTCGTGGAATTGAACTTACTGAAGAACAAATGGACACTTTTTTGGAGTTGTCTCTTTCTGAATACGAACAATATGTAAGCGATTGGTTAATCGAGTCTCAATGGTCGGCTTTGGCGGGGTTAAATGTGGATACACAATCACTTACAAGGGCGTTTACAACAAGAAGTTTGGATTACGAAACTCAATATACCCATTCATATTCTAAAATTGTGGGTCTTCAAACAGGTGGTAATAGTGAATTGAAAAAAGATTACATTTCATTGTCCGCAAATACACAAACTTATATAATACAGGCTGGTAGAGAAATTAACGAGTTACTATGGTTCTCAAGAGCAGAGTTGACCGACTCAATAGTTGACCCATTCTTAGGTGGATTTGGAGGTCTCGGTGGTGTTGCGTTTGGTGGGGTTGGTGGTTTTGCACAACAGGGTTCATCGGGTTCTTATTTTATGTTGCCAGCATATGATTTGTTATTAAGAATGCAAGATAGAAATATTAAGAACCGACTAATTGGTATGGATTTAACATACCGAATTACTGCGGGTCCTAATGGTACAAAATTATTGCACCTTTACAATGTACCCGGAGGTAGATTTGATTTCGGTTCAATAAAAAACAATCAAGCGAGAGTATGGTATTGGTACTATGATACCACATCTTTAGATACGTGTTTAAAGAAAAATAGTGGTATTGTTAAGTTACCCTCAGATGTTGAGATAGAAGAATTGACATGGGATATGTTAAATAAGCCCGCACAAAACTGGGTTAGAAAGTATCTCATCACTTACGCCAAAGAAGGTCTTGCAAGAATTTGGGGTAAATTCTCAGGGGATTTACAAGTACCCGATAGTTCAATTAAACTGGACTATGCAACTTTACTTACCGAAGTAAAAGATGAAAGGTCAAAATTAGAAGAAGAACTTAAATTAAGACTTGAAAGACTTCGTCCAGAAAAAATTCTTGAGAGAAAGGGAAATGAGGCGGAGAATCTTAACAAAGCACTCAAGTATAGACCAATACAATCGCCATTTAACGTGATTTAAATTTCCACCGCATGGTATGCAAAGTCATTACCACTGGCTTGAATTATCTCGTCTTCGTTACTCTTTGTGCTGGCAGCTTGTAGATTTACAACCTTACGATTGTGGTCCACCCAATACTTGTCAACTAAATCTATACTATTCTCCACATACATAAAGAATGGGTCTTTTTTAACTCTATTCCAAAAAATTACCTCACTATCTGATAATGTCATAACCTCATCAAACTTATCTTGACCATCTTCTTTTAATGGTTGACCACCTATTAGTTCACATTGTGACTTTGTAAAATATTGTCTGTCTTTGGGGTCCTCAATTAAAATGTCCCCCCTTATATCAGGTTTGAAAACACAAAGTAATGATTCAATTCTTTTGTTGAATGTTGTCAAATATCTGGCGACATTATAATCTCCCCTCATATTTGGATTGTTTTGAATATCCTTTTCAGAAATCATATAACAATTTATTTCCAAATAGTCGGGTGGCATTTGATAACCATTAGTCGCAAAAAACTCTTCTTGTCTTTTTTTACTTGGATTAGAAACCTTTTGTACATCACCATCGGATTTATTTGTTCCATTGTTGACATAATAGATAGTCTCACCGAGACCCGCATGATAATTGTTTTGTAAAACTAATTCCATATGGGCTTGTCGAGACATCAATGAACCCGATTTAGTTGTCTTCTTAATATGTTTTTTATAATCGTCAACAGATTGTTTTACTCTCGCTTTGTTTGCAATCTTTGATAATGGTATTTCTTTATTAAAAATTTTCCCAACGTGTTGATAATATAACTCAACAAACGAAAGCCCATCACCATTTAAAAGAAGTTTTAAACCTTCGTCTAAAAATTCAACTATATATTCTTGTAATTTTTTTGACTTGATTGTGTTACCTGTAAGTTTAATAATTTCTTTACCTTTCTTAATTAGTTTGATAATGTAGTTCTTACGAGAAACATTAATACATGAAGGAGCGGTGTAGTCAATATCTAAACCCATTTCATTTCTCATGAAGTGGTCATTGAACTCTGCGGTATCCGCCTCAAGACCTTTATATTTCTTTCCCAATTCAACTAATTCATTGTTTCCCTTACCAACATAAACGTGAGCATCAATTGTGTCGGGCGTTTCAAAGTTCACACCATCCGTATCCATCACAAGTGGTTTGTACCCTTTTTTCATGAAAAACATAATCATCATACGGAGACATTGACGACCTGTACAAGTAATTGTTTCACCCATGTTCATATCACCCCATGGAAATACTTGTGGAGCGGACAATGAACCGAAATATGCATTGATAAAAATCTTAATTGGTAATTGTTTTCGGTCATACATCTCCGACTGTACGGGGTCACTTGACTTTAATTCTCCCGAAAGACGTTTGTATTTAATACGAATGTTACGAAAATACTTCAACATCGATTTATGAACATTCATAACATCACAATCAGGAAACACATCATAAACCAGTTGAATTGATGGGTATAGTGATGCATAGTCAAACTTAACAATGTTTTTAGCATAACCAACGTTTAATAAACGAGACAATCCACCTGTAATTGCTCGTTTATCATCTTTAATTGGAATTGCTAAATTATTTTCATACGACCACGCCAACATGATAATCTTCCATAGTGTGGCAGTGCCCATTGTGGCAATTCTTTCGTAAGTCGTTGGTACTAACTTTGAAAGTAGAAAAGTTGATTGTGAGAATGAATCATCAACAACCATGGTTTCATACAAGTCATCATCAAGGTATTGTTCAACAACCTTACGACCCGACCAAATCTCAAACTTACCTGGATACTTTTCAAGTAAACCTTCAGTTCCCGACTCACCAATCTTTTTATAGTTACCCGTTTTCGGATTCACGTAGTAACTTTCATTATCAAGATAGATTTTTGAAATCCATGCACCATCAACATATACACGATTTGGTTTTTCTTTTTCCAAATACTTTGTAATGTATTTCAATCCCCAAGATTTAATTTCAGAATTGATTGCTTGTGCTCTACGAACAGAGTGAGCAACATCAATTATATTAAACCCCCATATAACGTGTTGGGTATATGGTTCAACTTCATTGGCCAATTTCAATACCCCTTCCTTTTCTTTTATTCCATGAGCGGTGAATATTTGTGTCAAATCATTCACGTCAATACCAAGAATGTGAGCTCTTTTTAAAATAAATGGCCAATCAAAAGACGCAGAGTTATACCCACCAATAATTGTTGGTTTTACCTCTCTTATTAGTTCAAAAAACCCCTCGATACATTTTTTCTCACCATCTTCACCAAAGGCGGAAATAGTTCTTTGTAAACCGCGATTATCTTTTACTCCAATAAGGATTATCTCATTGGTTTCAGGTTCAAGACCGGTGGTTTCAATGTCAAATACAAATCTGTGAACACCCGAATAATCATCAATTCCCTTGAATAGTCTTTTCTTTTTTTGTATTAAAAATTGTTCAGCGGGTGAAAGTATTGTAAAGTATTGTTTTGTTTTCTCACCCCAAGGGTCTATACCACCTTGTCTAAAAAAGTTAACCAACTCGGTATATCCTTTAATAGATTTTATCAAGTAAGTCATACCATTTTCAAGACGTTCATTACCATGAGTATCCAATTTTTCAATCATGATACCATACTCACCCATTTTCTTTTTCTGTAACGACTTGTTGTTTTGGTAAAAATTTAATCCCGACAAATCCCCAACCCATAAAAATGGAACAAAAGTATCCGCCTTGATTATTTTACCCATTTCAGGGTCCTGTATAACCTTATAAATTCTATTTGTTTTGTAGTCGTACTCGACCCCAACTATATATTCCTCTGGGTCCCAACCATTTAGAAAACTTTCTATGACTTCTTGTGAAATAACTTCTGACATTTGATATTTTTTTAGTTTGACACATTAGCATATACCACTTGGTATAGTTTGTCTTACTATCAAATATACAAAATTTTCAGAAAAAATCAAAATATGGTGATGAACAATTTCTCCTTCACAGGAAGGATAAGCTTTGTTGTGGGATTTAAATTAGTGTCTAAAAATTGAACTGTAATCTTACCCTCGTACTTACCCACATTTGAGGTTTGAGATTCTTTAAATCTGTGAGTTATATAGTACTCATCTGTTGTTTGATTATATTTTTTGTCTCTTGTGGTTATATAACAAGTAGAACTTAATATCTCAGGTTCACCATCTTCAATTTTAAACATATCAAAAGTAATGTTGGCGTTTTCCAATAAATCATTAAAAGACGATTTATCATTTTTTCCATCATCAATCATTCTCATTTTCAAAATTGGGTCACTTGCTCCCTGTCTTATAAAAAATTCCATATTTTATAAATATTATTTACAATAAAAAATTGATAGATTTTTTATCAAACACAATCAAATAAATTAGAACATGATTGTATACCACCAGTCACAATTACACCAGGGTTAGCTACCGGGGTTGTAGAAGAACAACGTGAAATCGTTCCACCTGCGGATAGGTTGAAAGAAATTAGTTGTTGAGTCGCACAATCAGTATATGTAAAATACTCAGGTGAACTAGTGGTGTTATTTGCTGTATAACAGAAACATGGAATTGATTGTGTAATTGTGGGGGTTGGAGTTGGTGTCTGAGTAGAAGTTATTGTTGGTGTTGCAGTTGGTGTGCTAGTGACTGTTGGTGTACTTGTTATTGTTGGTGTTATAGTTGGAGTACTAGTAATTGTTGTACTCGCAGTTATTGTTGGTGTAGATGTGAGTGTTGGGGTCTTTGTAAATGTTGGGGTCGGTGTGGTAGTTAAACCCGGAGTTATCGACGGTGTGGGGGTAACGGTTCTCGTTGGTGTCGGAGTAGGAGTGGGGGTTAATACAACACCTGTAACCGTGTCAGAACATCCCGAAACACAATCAACAATTGTGTAACTTGGTCTTATTCGTGTTATGTGATGATGTCTTACATGTACAAAATTTAAAGGTTCTTGAAAGTATTTTACTCTCTTGATATTAAAACAACAAACACCATTGTGTATACCCCCACCATAAAGACTACCCATACCCCAAGATTGGATAAATGGTTGGACACCTCTTTTTGATGGTACTATTTCTTCAAAATTTTCATATTTGTAAATTGGACGACCGTTAAGATAAATCTTTAAAACACCCAATCTTCTATGCCTTTCTAACGCCCATTTCTTTATTAATTCTTCTTCTTCTGTATAGATTGTAGTTTGAGTTGAGGTGATAGAACTTCCTGTTGGTGGAGTGTATGGTATTGTTTTGACACCCGGTATTAAATCGTTCCAACCACCATCGTTTTCAACATTACAATCTGATAAGTGTCTATATCTATCAAATGTAATTGTGATATTAAAATCTTGTGAAGTACCACTCAAGCATAGTTGTGGTGTACTACCCGTTAAAGTGTAATAACCACTTTCAAAACCCGAATTTCCACAATAACCGGAGTAGTGAACAGATTTCCAAACTATTCTTCTGTCTGTTGAAAATGAAAAGGATAGATTATTATCCGCATAACCTGCTATGGGTGAATCGCCTCTTGTTCCAAAATAATAAAAAACACCGCCACTTGACCAGGTTAGATTTTCTCTATTGAACACCATATCGATTGTCCAACCTTTTTCGGGTCTTCTATCAAATAAAAATTCACACTTATTTGCCCCGCCGCCATGATTGAATTGATATGCCCAAGGTTTACAATTTAGAATTGGGTCTGTTGGACAACAATTATTTGCGTTGGCCAAGTTATCCACACACCCAAGTTTTACCCCTGTAAATCCCGTAATATTTAAAGAATATAGATTTAACGACGGTTGATTATATCCTATAATTTTAAAATAGTGTTTTTTTCCGTATGTATCAATAAACTCATAAACATCATTGTCCAAAATGGTATCAAGGTTGTTCATGTGAGTGTGAAACGTTACAAATGGTAACGACCATGTGAATCCTGAATATGGGTAATTGGGGTCGTTTACCCTGTTATCTATTTCATGTAAAATAATGGTTTCTTTGGAACACCCCAACCCCGTAAGTCCTGTGGTATTTATTTTTAGTGAGTTATACACTATTGGTGTATTAAAATCCAAAACATCATCATCGTAGTCTGTTTCAGTTTTACCAACTTCATAATCGTAAAATTCTGACGAATCTATCTTTAGGTCGAACTTTGACCCTATAAATTTAAGTATATTCTCACTGTTCATATTATTAATAAATATCTTTTCCTTATTTTGATATTTATATAAAAAATGGTATTAAATGGATAAATACATAAAAAATATTATTGAAGAGACCTTTGCGTCAAAAAAACAACAAAGGTTTTTTTACGCTCAAGCCGCCAAAGGTGGTAAAAAGGGTAAAAAATGGGCTAAGTGGGCTAAGGAATTCTCAAGTAAAACCGATTTTGATAAAATACCCGATGAAGTTGAAGAAAAGGAGATTGATGAGATTGTGGATGAAAAAGGTAATATTTCAAGAAAAAAAGTACCCGTAAGTAAGGATAGCAAGGGTAATACCAAAAAAACCACAGACCAAGTGGTAAAAACTGGTGGTGGGTCTATGGGTATACATGGTGTACATGGTACTCACACTTCTTTAAGATATTGGGCCGAAGCGGACATGAGTAAGGCTTTGGGATATGAAAAAACATTAGGTCAAGATGCGGATAAAGAAGATGCTGAAGATTATTTTGAAAAAGAATTGGGGATGAGTGAACCTGAAACCGATGAAAGACTTTCATCATACGGATATGATGAAAAACTAGAGGGGGACAAAGTTAGATTAATTGAAAACCCCAAAAAGTATATTCAAGATTATGTAGAAAGTATTTTAATAAAAAAATCTAAAAGCGGAGATTTGGTAAATAAAGACCAAACGGAAAGTGTTGATAAAGAACTTAATCCGATTATAAAAAAACAAATCGAAGCGCTTAAAAACACATTAGTAAAGAATAATCTTTCAGTAAAAGATATTCTTAAACTTTTAGACAAAGACGATGAATAAAGATTTAAAAGGTAGAGTTTTTAATGTACCCCAAGATATTTTGGATAAAATAAACCAAACAGTTTATGGTTTAAATGGTCAGAATGTGTATGGGATTCAAAGAGCAAAAAAACTTTTACAAGATAAATCTGTAAAGTATGGTCAATTAAAAAGGATTATCCATGATATCCAAAATTTGGATAAAACAAAAGACCAAGTAAAATATAATTTATGTGGTGGTGAGTTAATGGAAAAATGGGCAATGACCCATTTACAAGGTGAAAGAGACTTAATCAAAGGAAACAAAGCGTCGAGAAAAAATGCAAATGAGATGTCGGGATTAACGGGAGAAAGAAAAAATAGTTATTTAAAATCCCACTCAAAAAAATTTAGTTTTAAAATTCCAACAAATCTTGTTAAAAGTAATTCACATAAAACAAGTATATCACCGATAACATCATTGGGTTTATTTGAAGAACTTGAAAAAATAAAGAAATTAATATCTTATTAATATGCCAACTCAATTAGAGATAATCGCAGAACAACAAAGACAAATTCATATTGCCAAAAACGGGTATAATCCTAATGAAATTTATAGTTCAAGTAGTAGGAATGCAATTTCAGATGGTGATGAAAAGGGAAAAGGTGAACTAAATGGTAGTATTGGTTCTAAAACAGACATTATAGAAAGAAACGCCTCATTTGCAAGAAACATATATAATCCATTAGGTGGATATGATTCAAATCACCCAAATGCATTATCAACGGGAGATGAAAAGGGAAAAGGTGAAAATACTGGCGCCATTGGAAGTTCTGTTGACATTAATATGAGAAATACATCACTATCAAGAAACATATACAATTATAATTTTGGATATGGTGTAAACAACCCAAATGCATTATCAACGGGAGATGAAAAGGGAAAAGGTGAACTAAATGGTAGTATTGGTTCAAACACCGATATAAACGAAAGAAATACATCATTTGCAAGAAACATATATAATTCAAACACGGGTTACGATTCAAATCATCCAAATGCGTTATCGACAGGTGATGAAAAAGGTAAAGGAGAATTGAATAATAATATTGGTGGATTAACAGATATAAATCAAAGAACTACATTGATAGCAAGAAACATATATAATAATGTTTCTCAGTATGACTCTAACCATCCAAATGCGTTATCGACAGGTGATGAAAAAGGTAAAGGAGAATTGAATAATAATATTGGTGGATTAACAGATATAAATCAAAGAACCGATTTATTTGGTAGAAACATTTATAATAAAATTTTTGAATACTCATCAGTAAATCCGAACGCCATTTCTGATGGTGATGAAAAGGGAAGAGGTGAAAATAATAATTCTGTGGGTACAAGAACAGATATAAATGAAAGAGTTGTGTCTGTTGCAAGAAATAGATATAAAGATTCTAACACATATCCTGATTTTTAATGATTAATTTTAATCGAATATTATCTAATCTTCTTATGGAAGCTCCACTTGGTAGTAAAAGGGATAGATTAATTCGTGCAATTAAAAATCGTAACCCCGTTTCTTTTTATTATAATGGTAAGAAGGGTGAAGTTTTACCGGGTAGAAGAATTAAAGCTGAGATAGTTGCTTTAGGTGTTACTAAAAAAGGAAATGTTGCTGTTAGGGGTTGGGTACAACCACCATCAGTATCTAAAAAAGGTTTTCGTGAACATGGATGGAGATTGTTTATTATAAACAATATGTCAGGTATTCAAGTATATGAAGACGAAACTTTTGAAACTAAAAGACCATGGTTAAATGATAGTGGGGATAAAAGTTTAACTGCTGTTTACGCCACAAGCGATTGGGGAATAACATCTAAACCAAAACAAGTGGAACCACAACGACCAACCACTCCAACCCCAACACCTCAAAAACCTGAGATTAAACAAGAATTACCCCAACCAAAACAAGACGATAAACCAACTCAAACACCTGAACCTGAAATCAATTTTGCTGGTCAAGTTTATGATGAATTAAAAAGTAAGATTCAAGATGTTGGGGGGCAAAAACAAATTACTCCCGATGAATTTTCAAAATCACTTGATGTGTTAAGAAAAAAGAAAATACAGGATTGGTCAAATAGACAAAGAGAATTAGGCGCCAATACAAATCCGGGTGAAGGTACACGTAGAAGAATAGAAAAAGATGCTGAGGTTGAGTTATATGATGAATTGAAACAGAACAATGTAATCGTTGCTCTTTCACAATTACAAGAATCAATAAGTAGAATAAGAGCTTTAATGTTCTTTTAAAAATATTTATATTTTAAAAAACAATTAATATGTCAGGAAAAGGAGTAATATCACAAAATGAATTAATGCAGAAATTGGTTCAAGCTAAAAAAGTAATGAATAAAGTTGATGTGGGGAATTTTGAAAGAGGTTACGTCAATGAAGCACTATTAAGGTCAAACCCTGAAGATATCAAATCTACCGATGTTGATGTACCATCACCAAAACAAAAAACATTTTCACATAACCCAAATAAGATTATGGAGTCAAAATTGCCAGATGTGGTTAAAAAGGCGATGATTGACCACCCAATTTCTCAGATTAGTTTAAGTGATTCACTCGATTTAGATTTTGTCAACAAGACAAAAAAATTAATGGAAGCTGAAGGGGTATCGTCTAAACCAAAACAATCCGTATCAAAATCTTCATCATCATCAAACGTTGATATGAAAGAGATTGCAATCATAATTGAGAATACTGTTCGTAAAGTATTAGATGAGAAGCTGAATCAATTATTAACTGCCCAACAGACACTTTCAATTAATGAAAATTTAGTTTTAAAAGTTGGTGATTCCATATTCAAGGGTAAAATTACTGGAGTAAATAAACCCAAGTAACATTTGGTTTTTTAAATTTTTTTCCTTATTATTTAAGACATACAAGTGTATTGAATGTCAAAAATTAGAATATTAGCAATACCACCGGACAAATTTGGTGTGGGTAAATATAGAATATTAGACCCATTTAAATATATCGGAGAACACCATGGAGATGAATTCCACATTGACATTACCATGAACGCGGACGATAATGATGAATATTTTAAAAACTACGATATTGTTGTTTTTCATAGTTTTATTCATCAAATGTCACTTGAAAAAAATATTGATAGAATCAACAAATTAAAATCACAAGGGATTAAGGTTGTCATGGATATCGACGACTATTGGTCTGTTGACCATAGACACCCTATGTATCACCAAATTAAATCAAACGAAATACCAAGAAAAAAAGTAGAGATGATGAAGTTATCTGATTGGGTAACTTGTACTACTGAAATTTTTGAAAAGTCAATTCGTTCAAAAGCCGGAGTTAAAAACGTGGTTACATTTCCAAATGCGGTCAACCCTAATGAATCTCAATTTCAACCCAATCCGGTTGAGTCTGATAAAATTAGATTTGGGTGGTTAGGAGGTTCAACACATTTACATGATATTAGTTTAATGTCATCAGGAATTTCTTCTGTCCTTGGTCAAACCAATAACACTCAATTTGTTCTGTGTGGGTTTGATTTAAGAGGTAATATAACCGAAATTAACCCAATAACAAAAGAACAAAGAGCTCGACCCATACAACCAATGGAAACTGTTTGGTATAAGTATGAAGAGATTTTTACAGACAAGTATCAGTTTGTTGATGAGGATTATAAAAACTATCTATTAACTTTTACTGAAACAGAATTTAATACTTCTGATAGAAGATATAGAAGAGTATGGACTCAACCTGTGAGCAAATACGCCTCAAACTACAATCTTTTTGATATTTCATTAGCACCATTAGTTCCAAGTGAATTTAATGCCAATAAATCACAATTAAAAGTGATTGAAGCGGGATTTCATAAAAAGGCATTAATTGCTAGTGATACCCAACCTTATACCCTTGATTTAATTGGAGCAATAGAATATGGTGGTAAGTTTAATGACAAAGGAAATTGTTTATTAGTTTCCCCAAATAAAAATCACAAACAATGGTTCCAACACATGAAAAGATTAGTCGACAATCCTAACATGATTGAAGACTTAGGGAATAAACTTTACGAAACTGTCAAAGACAGATATTCATTAAAAAATGTTTCTAAAAATAGAACAGAATTTTTCAAATCAATAATTTAAAAACCAAAAAATATGCATTATTTAGTAACAGTAGGTTACGAGTTAGAACAACTCGACCGAAACGGAAATCCAAGACTTCAAAAAGTTAAGTACATTGTTGACGCAGAATCGGTTGAGGCGGCAACAATTGTTATTTCAAAATATAGAGCCGGAGACACTCGAGGTAGTGAAAGTTTGGCAATTGTTAAAATGCCGATTGAATGTATCATTAACAAGAATAGCACCCCCCAATATTATAAATAAATTTTTATGCAATTTCACAGCAAAGACGTTCAGATTCTCAGACAATCTCAAATTAAACTTGTATTGGAGTATTTTAATTCTATTGGGTTAACAGTGACAGTTGAGGAATTACAAAGGGTTACCGATGTATTTGTTGAATGTTGTTTAAGACCTGCCGATGATGATTTAAAAAATAGAATTAAATCACTCGATAAGTGGGTGTCTGATAAACTATCAGAAAAAAATGGATAAAAAAGAAATTGACGATTACATTAAGAGGCTCGAATCAATTGAAAAGGAATTGATGTCGGATGACCCTGAATTATCTGTTATAGGTGATTTAAATAAGTTGTTGTCATCATTAGATACCGAAGTATCGACCGAAATAAACTTTGTGCCGCTAGAAATTAAAATAAAGAAACTTAATCCGACCGCCACAATCCCTACTTACGCTAAACTTGGTGATGCCGGTATGGACTTGACAATAACAAGTATCATATCAGAAACAACAACCGACGTATCGTATGGATTTGGTATTGCTTTAGAAATACCAAATGGGTATATTGGATTGTTTTTTCCCCGTTCATCGATTAGAAAATACGATTTGACGTTAACAAATTGTGTTGGTGTAATTGATAGTGGTTATAGAGGTGAACTTCAAGCAACGTTTAAAAAGACAAATTGGTTAAAGGGGGATTCTTCCGAAAAATATAATGTGGGAGATAAGTGCGCACAGATAATCATAATTCCGTATCCACAAGTAAAATTTACAGAAGTTAATGAACTTTCATCAAGTGAAAGAAGTGTGGGTGGATTTGGTTCGACCGGAAAATAAACATATTATTAAAAAATAAATATTGAAAAGAGCAACTTCGAAATCGGGAACCACAAAAACGGGTACATTAATCGATGAAAATAAATTAATAAAGAAAGATAGAATTAGAGAAATCATTAGACAACCAAAAGAAAAGTTCTTAACTAAAAACCAAGAACAATATTGGAAAATTTTAGGCGAAAATGAAATTACTCTTTGTTCTGGCCCCGCGGGTGTAGGTAAATCGTATATCGCAATGAAGCGTGCGGTTGATTTATTATGGGACGATAATAATAGGTTTGAAAAAATTATAATTGTACGACCAGCGGTTGAGGCCGAAGAAAAACTTGGTTCACTGCCGGGTAACTTAGAAGAAAAACTTGACCCATACATTTATCCATCTTATTATCTTTTAAATAAAATTGTAGGTAAAGAATCCAGAGAAAGATTAAAAGAAGGGGGGTTTATTGAAATTGCCGCTTTAGCATATATGAGAGGATGGAATATTGATAATACCATTCTTGTATTTGAAGAAGCACAAAACACAACCACCGCTCAAATGAAACTTCTTCTAACAAGAATAGGATTTAACTCTAAATTTTTCATTTCCGGCGATTTAGAACAATCAGACAAATTCAAAGACAAAACAAAAACAGGTTTGTACGACGCAAAAATTCGTTTACAGGACATTAAAAATGTAGGAATTTTTGAATTTGACAATAAGGATATTGTTAGAAATCCGATTATATCGGAGATATTAAAAAGGTACGATTAATCCTTTACTTATAACATTTTTAAAATTATATTTCCAAATATGGAAGTATTCGTGAGCATTGATGGTGTTCTAAGGAACATCATTCAAAAGTTTGATTATCACTACAAAGATTATTTTTTTAATACAGAAACCGAAAATGAAGAATCTTTTGATTATGGTGTTAAAGAACCAATTTTAAATGATAATATTTTAGACTCTTATAAATTTCAATCATACGATGAATTTATTAAGTTCTTATATTTTGATTTCCCTATTGAAATTTTTGGTCACGCGGGTTTAAGTTATAATCAAGCTGCGACAGAATTAAACACATTAATATTTGAAAATTTAAACATAACATTTACATTAGTTGGATTGAATGAAAGGGGTAAGGCGAAACCCTCAACCCTTTTCTTTTTGTCACGAAATGGTATCATATGTGATAATGTAAAATTTTCTAATCTTGATGAAATTAAAAAATTATGGAAAGAATGTGATGTATGGATTACCGATGATAAAAGAGTAGTAGATTCTTGCCCAACAAGTAAAATGGTAATAAAATTCAACACTTCATTTAATAATCACTTTACAAATCCATTGAAAATAAATAAATTATCAGAAATAAAAAAAGAATGGTTGAAATTTTCGGAAAAAACTATTACATCGACATTGAAGGGATTACTTCAAAATGTCAAACAGGTAATGCGGTTCAAAATGAAGATGGAAGTAAAAGCTTAGAGGTAAATCTTTTTAAATACGAAACCATAAAATTATGTGTAGAAAGAATATTAAACGAAATACAAGAAATTGACGAAGAAATGGGTCCATTTGGGCAAGGTGATTTGTCAGTATCATTTAAAATAGCCTTTAACACACTAATAAAATACAAAATCTTGATAGAAGAAGATGAATAATAAAGAAAACTTAGAAAAATTAGAATCTTCATTGAGTAATTTAAACTCAAATGAACATGTGATTTATTTTTTGACTTATGACACAAAAAATAATCCAAGAGCGGGAATTAAACATATCTATGATATGGCTTTAACTTTAAAAGAAAACGGCAATGATGTGAAAATATTGGTGGAGGATAAAACCTACACAGGTGTTAAAGGGTGGTTAGGAGATAAATACGATTCTATCGATGTTGTTACCATCAAAGACGATAGAGTTGAAATAAAAATCGAGGACATCGTTGTAATTCCTGAATATTACTCAAACGCATTGGAGAATCTATCAAACATTAGATGTGTAAAAGTGATGTTAGTTCAACAAAAAGAACTAATATTTGAAACATTACCTATTGGTAGTAAGTGGGGTGATTACGGATTTGATAAAGCAATAACAACCACAGTTAATGCTAAAGAATACATCAATGATTATTTTAAAGATGTCAACGTTTTCATAATTCCACCAATGATTGGAGACCATTTTGTACCATCTACAAAATTAACTAAACCAACAATTGCCATTTCTTGTAGAGACAGGTCAATTAATAAGAAATTAATCTCTGAATTTTACATTAAACATCCTCATTTAAGATGGATTAACTTCAAAGATATGAATCAAATTACATATGAAGATTTTCCTTCTGTGTTAAACAAGTGTATGGTGTCTGTATGGGTAGATGATGACTCTACTTTTGGTACATTTCCATTGGAGTCCATGAAATGTGGAGTACCGGTAGTTGGTAAAATTCCAAAAACCGACCCAGATTGGATTGGTGAAAATGGAATGTGGACATATGATGAATCTAAGATTACTGAAATCCTTGGAAAATTTGTTATGGCTTGGTTAGAAGGGGTTGAACTATCTGATGAGGTAAAAGAGAAAATGAGAGATACCCTTTTACCATATGATTCTGAAATTACTAAGAAAAATATCATTACAATATTTGATTCTTTCAAAAATAACAGAATTGCAACTATTGAAAAAGCATTAGAAAAATTAAATAAAGAAGAGGTTACATTATGAAAAATATAACAATAATTCTACCCATTCACCTATGGGATGATGACCATAAAATAATGTTTGAGAACTCGGTAAAATCTGTTGGGGAGTTTTCAAATGACGTTAAATTACTAATTGTTGGACCCAAAAAGGTGGTTTCTAACATTCAGATTGTTTCAGATAAAATAGAATCTAAAATAATTGAAAATGGTGGCTCTACAGATTTTTGTAGTCAAGTAAACCTCGGTATTGAAAAATGTGATACCGAATGGTTTTCTATTTTAGAAGTTGACGATGAATTCAAACCAACATGGTTAAAGTCTATGGATGCGTACAGTAAAGAAAACCCTAATGTAGATGTGTTTTTACCTATTGTTAAAGACATCAATGTGGAGGGTAAGTTCTTGAGTTATACGAATGAATCTACATGGGCATATGGGTTTACAGACAAACAAGGAATTTTAGATAATGAAGCATTACTCGACTACCAAAATTTTCAAATAAGTGGTGGTTTTTATAGAACTTCTGTTATTAAGGAAAATGGTAAATTAAAAGAAAATATCAAATTAACTTTTGGGTATGAATTTCTTCTAAGATTAACACACAACAATGTTGTAGTTATGACCGTACCAAAAGTGGGATACCAACACGTTAACTTCAGAGAAAACTCATTATTTTGGTTATACAAGAATGACGATTCGATGAAAATGTCAGAAGGCGAGGTTAAATTCTGGCTTGAGACTGCTAAGAAAGAATTCTTCTTTAAAAATAAACGCGACGTAAAATATGTACTAAGCTAATATGCCCCGTAAAAGAACCCAAAAAATATATTTTGGGGAGGAGCAAGAACAAGCGGTAGTCCGATACTTACAATCAGACTCCGAATCAGAAAAGAACAAGATATTCAATGAATATTTAAGAGAACCTCTCATCATAATGGTTGAATCAATTATTCGACGTTATAAATTATATAGAAAAGACTTTGAATTTGTAGATATCCACGCGGATACGATGTCGTTTTTGATTACTAAAATTAACAAATTCGACCATACAAAAAACCATAAAGCGTACTCCTATTTTGGTACAATTTGTAAGAATTATCTTATGGGCGCTATTCAAAAAGACGCAAAGGAAATGAATAGAAGTGTATCCTATGATGATATATCGTCAGACTTGGAAGAAAGCACCGCACATTCATACACCATAGACGAGGCCCACATAGACTATAGAGACGTTATAATCAAGTTTACCATAGAAATGGAGGAATTTATGGAGGTGGAAGATTTATCCGAAAACGAACAAAAATTAGGTTTTGCATTACTTGAAATATTTGGAAACTTTGAAAAGATATTCCAAATTGGTGACGGTAACAAATTCAATAAAAACCTAATTCTTTTGTCATTAAGGGAGATGACTTCACTTTCAACCAAAGAAATAAGAATTTCCATGAGAAAGTACAAAAAACTATATGAGTGGATAATCTTCAAGCTCATAAATTAACAAATTATCTATTTATAGAGTATGAGAGAAAAAAAGAATATAATATCTCTTGACACGGATTCGGCTCTTGCACTTATGCAAGAAATCTATAATGATGTTGTAGAACAAAAGAATACCGCCTCAATGATTACAAAGAAGATGTTGACATTCATGAAAGACGCTGAAGATATGAGTGTTATTGGTCCCGTAATTAAAGAACAACAAAAGATATTAAACGATTGTACCGAAAAGAAAATTTCATTGGTCAAACTTCAGAGTGCCCTACTTAAGCAAACCCTAGGTTCAGGTTCCGGTGTCGGAGGTGGTAAATTACAACTAACCGACGAGGATAGAGTTTTGTTAGAGAAGTTAATGGACGACTCTGACGAAAACCCCAAACCCGGAATCTATAAAACCTAATGAGTAAGTTAAAAAATACCAAAAAGAGGCTTCAATCAAAAATTGAAGCAATTAAAAAGATTAACGACGACCCAAAGGGGTTTACGGATATTGTTGCGGATAAGTATCTAAAAAATATCCCATCAACAAATGATTTTGTAGGTAAAAAACTTGACGCATTAAAAAATAAAAGAGCCCAAAAAAAGGAGAATAAAAAAGATATTTTTGAGGAACTTTTAGATGTTGTTGAACAATTTTTAGGGGTAGACAAGAAAAATTCTGAATCAGAAGCCAATGTTGTACAATCGGGTACAACCACAAACCCTGAAAAAAATAAAACAAAGAAAAGGGTAAAGCAACACGCACTCTCATCAGTAGAAAAAACATTAGATTCTGCAAAAGATATTGTTGTTAAAAGATTAAGTGAGGCCCTTTTTATGGGTGACGGAATTTGTGGTAGTAATGGTACATTAACCGGTGACACAATAAATTTAAAACCCGAAGAATTTGATTTTCTTGATATTCTTACTATGGACCCCACAAGTCCATGCGGTCAAATTATATATGAACCAAAGAATCCGGATAGAAACAAACAAAAGGTAAACAGAGAATTATATAAAATATTTAGCGGAGGTTCATATACATTCACTTCAAATAATAATACTTCATTATTCAATGCAAGTTGGAGTAGTGCGAATCAACATTATGTAATTACAGGTCTAACTCAAGGAAATACTAACGGAATTAAAGTTCAAAACTTTATTTCGGATTATTATTCATCTATTGAATTTCCCGAGCTAAATGACATTGCAAAGACTGCAATGTTACTTACAATACAGGGCGGTCAAAAATGCGGTAAAACAAAAAAATACGAAGCATCTATAAATAATATTGATAGATTATTAAAAAAATTATTATCAATATGTGGTTCAGAGAATAACAAAGATGACTTAAAAAAACAAAACGCGGTTGACATGTTCGACCAAAGTGAAGAAAATATTGAGTTTTACTTTGATTTTGACGATGTTGAAGGGATTGACTTAGATGATGAAGATTTGAGATATAGAAGAGTTCTTAGATTTAAAGATTGTTATAATTTTGAAATGGAGGTCGATGATACTCATATTGAAGACTTTATATATCTCACAAAAAATAAAGATATTAAAAAGGCGATTGATGATTCTCTTAATAAAGTAGCTGCTGACGCAAGTGAACAATCTGGATTGTCGTTATCCATATCAGAGCTATTAAATAGTTTACTTAATAGTTTCATTTTAAGTTTACCAAAGGCAATAATTATGGCTGTTTTATCGGCTAAATTATTTTTACCTCTGATAATTTTATACAAATATTTCAAAACACTCGCATTAAATGTTGTTGTAAACATTAAAGAATTAGTTAAGAAATTCTATAAGGCAGTTTATTTTATTATTAAAGATTTATTTTGGTTGTTTATTACCGAATTTTGGAGACTTATTAAAATTGATTTAATTGCGTTTGTAACAAGATTGGTTAGAAAAATATTAAAAGAAAAATATAAAAGATATCTTTTAATCGTTTCTTCGTTACTTGCTCTTTTAAGAAAAGCTAAGGAAACCGAAATAGATAATTGTTATACTATTTTTCAAACAATACTAAACACCGTCACAACCGCATTGAATGGAAAAACACCATTTGATATTGCATCATTTTTATTATTAGCATCAGACCAAGCGTCAGGTTTTAGTAAAGAGAGGGCGTTTGTAAATATTAGTGAAAAAATGGCGGCTGCGGGTATCCCAACAGGACCAATATTTGGTGAGGATAATGATTTTATGACAGCCATTAAGAATGTAATTGATGGGTACTCCGAAGAAGAAGACGCAAATTCATTTGTCAAGATTGTACTTAAAGGAGGTGTACTACCAGGACCAACGGGTGGTGCGGTAATTCCACCCGGAATAATCTCAGGTGTGGGTAAAAAGATTTAATATGGAAAAAGAAAAGATTTTAGAGATTGTTGAAAACGTTAAGAACAAATCTAACAAAGATTTATTTGATGCGGAATCTTCTCTTTTTGATGAATACGAAAAGACGAAAGAGGTTGTGGTTGCACTAACAAAACATATGGATATTATTGAAGATTTACATGGTAAAATTGTTGAAGAAATAGAAAAAAGAAAGGCGTTATGAAAATAATTGATTTAGGTATTTGTATCGACAATGAAGACCCATTGGGTATAGGAAGAATTCGCGTCGTTGGCTATGATGATTATACAGGTGGTAAGGAAAACTATAAAAAATATAAACCGTGGAGTGAAGATGATTCATTTATCGCTCTACCATTTTTACCTAATAATATTAATTTTATTCCTGAGATAGGGCAAACAGTAAAAGTTATACGATATAACACAAATAAAACAACTGTTAATCAAGAATATATAAGTGGTCCTTTCACAACAAGATACGATTTTAACTCTCAGATATTCTCACAACAAATTAGTCCGACAACATTTGGTTCTGGAATTAAAGATAAACCTGAAATATTTTCTAACGGAAATCTACCATCTGATTGTGAAGGAACTATTTCAAAAAATACCGATTATTCTGTTTCAGGTAAATTTGGTTCAGATGTTCTTTTTACTGAAAATGGTCTTGTTTTGAGAGGGGGTAAATTATTGTCAAAACAGGCGTCAAGTGTTGAAGAAAGAAAAAGACTATCCAATTATCCAATCGCCGCCAAGAAAGTATCTAAATTACATCTAAGGAAATTCCCTGAAAAGAGAGAATTAAGAATTGATGTTGTTGAAAAGACAAAATATGACAATGCAAATTTATTGTACGTAATTGAATATTCAATAGATAGTATATCTACCCCTACAACAATTAATTTTTTTGTTTACAAAATTAACACGGGGGGTTACGGGGATATTTTCAAATCAAATACTTTTACAGAATTTACCGAAATACCAACCACATTAAGTGTTTTGTTAAATAATGATGGGACCACAACAACCCCAACGTTTAGTGTAAATATGACCACAAAAACTGATTATACAACTGATACTATAAATGACAAAATAACCGCAATTTGTTCAGAAATAAGATTAACTCTTCTCAAAATAAAAGAAGACGGATTTGATGGATTATTTAGTTCTACTATTAGGGCAAAATTTTATTCACAGGAAGAAGATTTAAAACTAATATATCCATTCTTTTTTAGACCAACACAATCACTAAGAACTTTATCAACGTCAAATACCACAGAATTAGAAAGAAAAAATACTTTATTAAATGGGGTTAAGTTATGTAAAGGAGTTCAACAGAGCGGACTTGTGTGGTCAACATCGAGATTTAGCGCACCATCATCTATAAATAAAGAAGAATCTGAAAAATTAGTAAAAGACAATACCTCAAGGGAACAAACATTTTCAAGTTTAACATCTGATAAAATATACCTTTTGTCGACTGATACAAACTTCACAGACAAATATGTGGAATTCGAGAAATTAAACAACTATGAATATACCCAAGACGACTACTTAGGTGAAATTGACCCAAACACATATGCAATTGTTAGAGGGGAGGTTCTTTTGGAATTTTTAAGGGCGATGTACAATGTCCTATTAACTCACACCCATAATATCAACAGACCATACGCAAGGACAACATATGACTCACATGATACCTTAGTGGAGCTCTTCAACAAACTAGAATCAGAACTTCTGAACAAGTCGGTGAGAACCAACTAATTTGATATTTATTAAATAAAAAGATGTCATATTTCCGTTCATATTTCGAGAAAAACAATACAATTATTAAAAATTCTCAGGTTAATACCGCGAAAAATCCAACCACGGAGATTTTTTACGGGTCCAGTTTTTCCAAATTTTTATTTAAAGTAGATTTTACGGATTTAATATCTAAAATCCAAAATGGTGATTTGGTTATTAATTCAAATACCAAACATTACTTAAAAATAACCAATACGGTGTCAGGAGATGCTCAATTGGTGGGTGAGAAAAGAAACACGGGAAGACAAAGAACCACATCTTTTGATTTGATTCTTTTTCAAGTACCTGAGAATTGGGACGAGGGTGTTGGTTTTGATTATGAAGATGGTGGATATGATTATACTGTTGGTAACAATACATTTGATGAAAGACCTTCTAACTGGTATAATAGAACGACTTTAAATCCGTGGACAACACCCGGCGTATACCAAAGTACCCCCACAATAGTTAGTACAATACACTTTGATAATGGTGACGAAAATATAAATGTGAATATTACAGACTACGTTAATGGTATTGTACTATCAGGTAACACCAACCACGGGTTAGGTTTGGCTTTTGCCACATTATATGAAAATATTAATGATGAATATGACCAATCGGTCGCATTCTTTACCAAATACACACAGACATTCTATGAACCCTTTGTTGAAACAGAATTTGCAGATAGAATTGAGGACCATAGACAAAACTTTATAGGTGAAAGACAGAATAATTTATATCTATATGTAACAAAAGGAACAAACTTTTATAACTTAACAAACCCCCCAACTGTGGATATTCTCAATAGTTCTGGAGTTGCAATTTCCGGATTAACAGGGTTAACTACAACAAGAATAAGAAAAGGAATATACAAACTAACCTTTGGTTTAACAGGTCAGTTATGTGATGGTAATAGATTCTTCTATGATAAATGGAAAAATCTATCTATAGATGGGGTTTCAATTGCGAATGTAACTCAAAAGTTCGTACCAAAACCATTTACCGATTACTACTCATTTGGTTCAAACCCAACCGAGGCTCAAAAATACATAGTTCAGTTTTTCGGTATTAAACAAAATGAAAGGATTATAAGGGGGGAGTTGAAAAAAATAGTTTTAACATTTAAATCTATTGAAGTACGAATGGCTCAACTATTTGAAGATGTTTATTATCGTGTTTTTGTAAAAGAGGGTAAAACCAATGTCATTGTATATGATTGGACTAAAGTTGATATGACAACAACTGAAAATTCATTCTTTTTGGATACATCATATATGATTCCAAGAGAGTATTTTATGGAGTTCAAAGCCAAAACTCACACGGAAGAAATCTTCTATGATGATTATGTAAAATTCGAAATATTGTCAGAAAAGTAAAATATTTATAGATTATGAGTAAACTTGAAAATATTATCAAAAAACACCTTAAAGCAATTAGTGAAAGTGAAATGCCAGAGCAAGAGAATTACATGTTCTTTGGTAACATTGAACAAATGAAAAGACAATGTGAATTGTTGATGAATGAGGATAAAAATGAAATTGACTCCATTCTTAAACAACACGATTGGGCTCAGGACCACATCGCAGAAGCTAAGAGTTTATTGGACCAAGTGTTTGATTTTTTAATGAATCAAACTAAAGGTGGGGATTCTGAAATAGACGAAAGTTTATTAAGTGAACAACCATTTAATGATGGTGGAGAACCTATGATGACCCATCAACAATATAGAGATTATAGTGAACCAGCTGAACCAGATGACGATGATTATGGTGGTGATGTGCCCAATAATGACACCGCAGTTGGTTGGTTAAGGAATGAATTAGAAGAAAACAATATTTTTTTAGAAAACTATGGTGGTGACGAATATATGATATCTTGCGAAAAAGTCAGATGTGATTTCATGATATATTTTGATAATAAAAATGACATTGAAACATCCGTGAAAATATACATATATAATGGCGATACCAATGAAGAGATTGAACAAAGGTTCGTGGATGTGATTGAGGCATTCAATTTTATATTAAGTGTAAAGGATAAGTATCAATTCCAAAGTTATGAAAGTGCGGTAAGAGATTATGTGAAGTCACAAAGAGATGACGCTATGGATAGATATAATAATAGAATGGAACGCGGTAGTTTTGACTAAACGTAATTATATGAAGATTATTGTTAACGAAGAGGATAAGAAATATATTCAAGAATGTCTTGATAGTGGTGATGTCCTAAAAGAAGACCTTAGACGTTGGTTTAAGGAAAAGTGGGTGGACGTAAGTCGTAAGGTAGATGGTAAACATCCACCCTGTGGTAGAAAAGACGCGGATGGTAAGTCTTACCCAAAATGTAGACCATCTAAAAAAGTATCTAAAGATACTCCAAAAACCGCAGGTTCATATAGCAAAAAAGAAAAAAATCTATGACTTCTCAAAAAAGAAGGGCGGAAAAAGAAAATCCAAAATCAGGTAAAGGTAACACACTCACATTCACTCGTTTTGATGAAAATAGAACCATTACATTGGACTTCACGGAATTTATTGAGTCATACCCCGCACCAAAAATTGCTTCTCTTAATGAGTCTAAAAATCAATTAAGTGAGGGTTTATTATTTCATATTCAAAATGAAAAACCATTAATTGAAAACGTATTCAGAATATACTCTGAAAAATTCTTTGGTTTGTTTAACGAATCAAGAGAATTATTAAACAAAGGTATTCTTGAAGTTTCTGGTGATGATTATGAATTATTAATGACAGATATCGGTAAAACGGGTATCTACGAAGGTGAAGAAGTTTATTTAGATATTCCGTTTATATTAGATGAAGAAGAATATCTTGTTGAAGCGAAACACGGGGGTAAAAATGTGAACTTGGGTAGACCCTTTAGAACTCCCGGTGGACCAAAAAAGTTTGCGGTTTATGTAAAGAACAATAGTGGTAATGTTGTTAAAGTAACTTTCGGCGACCCCAATCTTAAAATAAGAAATAATAATAAATCAGCCGCAAAATCATTTAGAGCTCGTCACAAATGTGACCAAAAGAAAGATAGAACTACGGCAGGATATTGGAGTTGTAACATATCAAAATATCGTAAAGCTCTCGGTATCAAATCATCAAACCCTTGGTAATGGATTTTCCATTTGAAGAAGAACAACAAGGCGGGTTTTACATTAGAACATTTTCATCGAACTTACCCGATATGGAGTTAAAGTGGCATTTTGATGAAGAGGATAGAACTGTTGTTTGTGAATATGAAACAGATTGGATGTTTCAAATGGACGACGAACTACCAATCGTTATAAAAAAAAATACCCCCATTTTTATTCCTGAAGGTACATATCATCGTATCATTAAAGGAACAGGAGACTTAGTTGTCAGGGTAAAAAAACACCTGAACCCCACATTCTTTGAACATTTCTAATGATATTTTTTGTTGTTCATTCCATTTTTCATTATTTTTAGTTGTACATATTTCTTTACAAAAAATAGTTTTTATACCTGCATTTATTATTCCTTTAGCACAATCTGTACAAGGAATACCACAAGTAAGATAAATTGTAGAATTTTTTGTAGATACCCCTGTTCTTGCAGCATTAATGATACTATTGATTTCTGCGTGTACCATGTAAAAGTACTTTTCAGGTCTCTCCTGACGTTCTTTTTTAGAATCATCCATTCCCCTCGGAAATGAATTATAACCCGTAGAAAGTACCTCATTGTCCTCCCCAACGATAACCGCACCTATTTGTGTTGATTGGTCTTTGGATTTTAACTTAACTTGTTCCGCCAATCCTAAAAAATACTCTGTCCAATTCATATTAACTTTTGTGGTATCCAATACCACACCCTATCTTCTGAGTATCGGTTTAAAGACTTACCTTCCTTTTTTTCGATTATTTTGCTTATTTGTTGAATATGATTACTATTGGATATATCAACACCAACCATATATCCCGAACCATCTTTTAAGTGAATGGTTTCTTTAATTGGATGTTTATACTTACCCTCATCGTATAAGATTAACATTTTAACCATTTCATCCTTTTTCATTTTACACTCAATACTTCTTTGGTGTATTAATTTTTCAAGGACATCCAATCTTAATTTACTATAATCAATTTCAGACATAATTGCAAATATACCGAATATTTTTTGGAAATCAAAATAATTTTTATTATACTTTCAATATGGAATTTGTTAGTGATTTTAAAAAGGATTTAAACTTAGGTCAAGAAGGTGAAAAAAGAGCTGCGAAGATTTTTGAAATACCTGTAACGGGTATTGAGGTAAAAGACGACCAACAGGCACTATACACCGGTAATCTTTTTATCGAATATGAAAGTAGAGGTAAAAAAAGTGGAATTTCTACAACGGAAGCGGAGGTTATATTTTTTCTAATTAAAGGAAGTGCGGGTGGATTATTTTTCTACACAGAAGAACTTAAAAAGATATTAAGACCATTAATTAAAACGCACACAATTGTGGGTGGTGATAATAACACAAGTAAAGGAATATTAATTAGTATTTCTGAATTAATGAAACTACGTGTAAAATAAAAAACCCCCGAGAAATCGGGGGTTTTTATATTAAGATAAACGATTATCTTAAAGTGTCAAGACTGAATGTAACCAATCCATGTACGTCGATTACACCATAGTAACGGTTGTTAACCATTTTCTTAGCGTATCTCGTCATAATACCCTTAATTGGGGTAAAGTTGAACGGATTATACATAGTCGGAGTCAACTGTAGAGGTACATATGGTGCGTAAATGTAACCAGCGTCTAACAATGACTTACCTTTGTGACCGACGATAACCTTAGTAGGTGGTAAGTATGGGTCACGGTACACTTGGTAACGACCTGATAAAGAACCGATTTTCTCGATACCCATGTTGTATTGGTCTTGCTCAGGAGCTGCGCTTGATACGTGGAAATACTCCAAATCATCAAATATTGCAGATACCTCAGAAGATACTACAATCCAGTTAGCTCCACCACGAAGAGTTGTCTTGTGGATTTGAGCAGATAATTGGTTAATTTTGGTAACCAAAGTTTGGTTCCAGTCCTTTTGAGTATAACCCAAGAATGGAGTGTTACCACTTGCTCCGTATCTCCATTCGTTGTAGTCCCACTTAGCTCTCCAAGCGGCACCTTTACGAAGGTCACGAAGAATTTCACGGTCAATTTCAGCCGCAACTTGCTCAGACAATAAAGCTGTTAATTCAGCTTCAGCGTCGATGTTGTGGAATGCTGACACGTCTTGAGCCAATTCAGGAGACCAGCTAGCTCTTAACTTTCTTTCACTAACAGAAACTGTTACTGATTGAAGGTCGAAAGTTACTTCACCGATTTCTTCTTCGAACTCAAGAGATGCATATGACCTGTAACTTACCATAACGTTAACAAGTTCCAAGTCGTTAGAAGAGAAGTTAGCAGGTGTGAAACCTGATACTGCGCTATATGACTCAAGGTCAACAGCCAAGAAGATTTTACCTTCTTCATCACAGATGTCTTGGAATTTGTCCATGTTAGTACCGCCTTTTTGACCGTACTCGATAAGACCTTTACCATATTTCTGTGTTACAACGTTGAAATTTTTAACACCATTGTTTCCAGTGTTACCAGTAATTTCAACACTTAAAGATGAAAGGAACTCGTCGGTATCCATAAGGCTACCATCAGCACCTAACATTTTACCTTGTCCTGCTTTAGTGAAACCACTAATAACAACAATTGCACTGCTAACGGATGCACCACTTAAGGCGGCTGTACTTTGAGTTGGTACACCATTGCTGAAAGTTACGAAAGCGAAAGGCGTAGCTGTGGTAGTTGTAGCGGCTCCTTTAGAGTAATCGAAGACACCAGAAGAAGCTGAATCATCGACCTCATAGAAACGGTCATAAAGATTTTTTGTATTACCGCTATAATATGCGTCGGGGTCAGCCTGTGTATTAGGATAACCGAAAGGTGCAGCTTTTCCGTCTGCAATTTTAGGTACAAAGAAGAACAATTTACCGATTGGTAAGTTCATTGCCTGTACAGAAACGATGTCGTTTGCTAACAATTTAGAGAAAACGCGACGAATGATTGGGAAAACCACGGTCTCGAAAGAACCACTTGCATCAGCAGTTGCGGCTTCGTTGATTAAGTAAGACGCTTGGTTTTCGTATAATTGTGCTACGTTATCTTTTTGGTGACCGTCAAGTCCTTCAAGGAACCCGAGGTCATCCCATTTTTTAATGGTATCTTCTTTGATAACACGAAGGTGCTTAAGACCGATGTTACCAACCATACCTGATTCTAATAGTGCTCCCATTTTAATATTTTTTTGGTTTTTTATTGTTTATTTTTATTATTTCAACTTACTCATCAAGTCTCTCATTCTTCTGAATTGAGGATTCTCATAAGCTTTTGACTCTGAAAGAACCCCAGTTGAAGATGAAGTACTTGGTGCTGTAGTTATTTTTTCAACCACCGATTCAGTCACGGGTTTTTTAGTGTCTAATTCGGCTTTAATTGATACATAAAGATTCTTAGATTCCTTCAAGGTTGAGATTGAATCGAATCTTTTAAGAATATTTAGTTTTTCCTGTTTTGTTGTGGAATGTTCTGTGAACAAACGAGTGGCATATGCTAAATTGGCGTTGAAAACAGCAACTTCGTTAAGTTTTTCCTTGAATAAGACAAGTGCTTTTTTATACTCGCTGTTTTGTTTTTTCAAGTTTTGAACTTCTTCGTTTAATTCACCACCGTGATTTGAACCAGCTTTAAAAACTTTTTTGCTTTTTATACCAGCTCTTTCACCGCCATGAGGATTCCATTTTGTTCTTGCGGCTTCACCCACTTCTTTTTCATTTTCATTAGGTTCATCAAAAATAGTTTCAGAAAACTCTTTATCACCTTCGCCATCATTTGGTATAAATACTTTATCATCAAGCTCTGGTTCATCATCAAGTTCTGGTTTATCTTCATCATCAAGTTCTGGTTCATCATCAAGTTCGATTTCGTAAACTACTGTATCGGATTCTTCCTCCATCGGAATGTCTAAAGTTTCGTCGATAGGTTCATCCGCATCTTTTTCTTCATCTAACTTAATGATGTACTCATCGTCGCCATCCTCAAGTTCAATTTGGTCATCATCTTTTTTAACAATGATTCCATCTTCAGGTCTCATAGCTTTGAAGACTTTCAAAACTTCGTCTTCATCGGCACCTGTCATGTCAACAACATCATCTCCCATTTCGTCAGAATCTTCTGGATTCATTTCATCTTCTGGATTCATTTCATCTTCTGAATCCTTAGAATTGATGTCCTTAGATATTTCATCTTCTGAGTCCTTAGAATTGATGTCCTTAGACATTTCATCTTCTGAGTCCTTAGACATTTCATCATCACCATCTTCGTTATCGAGACTATCCTCTTCATCCCCAGTTTTTACTGGTACATCATCTGATGCCTCTTCTTCAGAATCGGGTTGTTCTGTAACAACCTCTTTCTCTTCTTCCAATGATTCTTTTAGCAAATCGTTTAGTTCTTGTTTCATTGTAGAAGCAAGTATACCTTTTGCATTTGCTTTGACTGCCTCTTCAAGTGTCTGCACCTGAAGTAACGCTTGTTCTAAAATAGATTTTTCGCTCATTTGGAGTTTTATTTTCTTATAAATATTATGATTATGTAAAAAAATACTTTTTACGATATTAAAATCTTAAATAAATTAGATTACTTAGATAGGAAAGTATCCAATTTTAACATTAAAGTTTTCATTCTATCCGATTGCGGGTCACCTTCCTGAATAGGTTCTTGGTAGTTGTCTATTTCACCTGGGTCCTTAAAAATATAAGCGCCGGGGGTAGATGGAGATGATACTAAATCAAAACATACTAATTCGAAATCATCTTGTACTATGTTTTGACCTTTTATATTTTTTAATGAACCAACCCCTCTTGAGGATATACCTAACGATGCACCATTCATTAATAACATCGCCGCTTGGTCCCCCTTGGTACTAACGACACCCATTTTCTTCCAACCGGGTGACGTAAATAACTTTAGTTTACCCATTAGTATTTTACCATCCCACCAAGTCTCAAGGATAGAGTGTGAAACTCTATCTAAATCAATTAATGAAGATGTTGGGTGATTAAGTTCACTTAATGCTCCACCCTTTTGAATTAAATTTTGATATTTTTCGGCTTCTCTTTTTAAAATGGTTTCAGGATATACTCTACCATTTTTATTTGGAGTATCGTATTTTTGTAAAACAGCATAAAGAATTATATCCTGTGAAAAATCCACGTCTTTCATCTCGGATATAATTTTTTTGTTTTCTTTCGGGGAAACGTGACCCGCGTCGTATTCTATTAAAACGCCATTGCCAGTCTCATTAGGCCCAAGTACTTTCATTTATCCTTTTATATAATAAATACCACAATACCGAATTAATTCTTTGTTTTGTAGAAATTAAACAAAGTTTCGTCATTTAATATGGTATCCACTATAGTTACAGATAGGTCTGTGACAATCTTTTTTACCTCTTTAATCTTAATATCGAAGTACTTGTCCGCATATAAAGTTATCTCCAAATCCATAAAAGACCTTTTGTTGGTTTTTACACCTCTAGTTTTGATGTCTAGGTCCACTATGGATTCTGGCTTGAAATATTCAGACCTCAAATCGTAAATTTTCTGTTTTATTTTCCTCCTTGTTTGTGATATGACCCTATCAAAGTCACAATCATCATCGTTTGGCTGCGTCCACGAATTTAATTTAACATATATTGTTTTTAAATTTTTATAGTCAACCGTTCCATAACCAATTTTTACGTTTTTATAGACACCAAGTTTTATAAATTTTCCACTTTTCATTAATATTATTCATACTTAATATATTTTATGGTGTATTTAAAATATACAAAATAAACTTAACAAAACCAAATTTTTTACTTATATTTAAAAAAAAACGATTATGATTATTGTCAATGTTTCAAAAGAAAAAAACCTTGAATCCGCACTAAAAAAATACAAAAACAAGGTTCACAAAATAAAACAAACTGAAGAACTAAAAGGTAGACAAGAATATGTTAAACCATCGGTACAAAAAAGAAGTCAAAAGCTCAAAGCAATTTACAAAGAACAACTAAACAGAACCGATAATTAATCCAAGTTCTTATTTAATTCAATAAGTCTATAGTAATTAAACTTACTAATTTCTGATTCGGTAATATCCTTCTTAACCTCTGTTAACTTTGTCAGCAAAAAAGAATCAGAATTCTCCTTTAAAATCTTTTCAATTTTCTGAGACATACTTTCTCTCAATGAATTCATCTCCGTATTTAATTCTTCGGGTTTCATTGAAACGATTTTCTTAAAGGTTTCCTTTTGTCCATCATTCATAAAATCAGTAAACTTCGTATTAAAGTTGTTTACCAATACCGCAGTAAGTAATGATTGATTATTGGTATAAGATGCTGATTCCGAAACATTAGATGATTTTGGTGAAGTAAGATGTGATATGAGTCTTTGTTTGGCGTTTACCTTTCTTTCAACATTTAACAATGATGTTTGTTCAGATAAAACATCTAAACAATCATAAACTTCATTTTTTAAAGGAGTTACACTTTTTAAAATGTTGCTAAGATTAGATACCCCCTCATCCAATAGTTTTGATTTTTCTACTAAAAGGGTTTCTATTTGTTCAACAAACAATCTAGCGGTATCCACATTTGGAATGTGTTTATTTTCGACATCTCCATAAAACAAATACATTTCAATCAAATTTTTATTTGATTTGATTTGTTTTAATAAATCTTTTACATCTGATTTTTTATCAGAAGCGAAAGACTCGGTTAATTTAACCAACAATTTTGTTTTTACATTACCAAAATTTGACATCTTATTTTTCGTTTAATATATTTTTTAATTTATTTTCTATCTCATAAATATTCTGTTGGGCCTTATTAATATCAAAAAGGTCATTAATATTGTCACCCTCACCTAACATTCCCAAAATATTACGTTTTTTAGTTGATTCACTTAATGGTGCTGCCGGTCCTGCTCCCGCCAGTGGTGGAGGTTCACCCATATTACCACCCGGAGTGGCTACTTCACCAGCGGCCCCAGCCTCCTGTCTTTCTTCTTCAGGTACACCATACTTTGCATCCACATCGTCAAATACACCTGAACGTTTAATAACGATTTGTGTATTTTGTAATTCCATACCCACGGCTCTTTCAAGTCTTTGTTGTTGTAAATCCAACAACACCTCACTATCACTCATTCCAAGAATATTTTTCTTAGCCCATGTATGTGATACTGGTAAGATACCAACTTGAGATTGGTCAGACGTGGCATTTTTATAAAGTTCAATCTTTTCTTTCCATTGTTCAATCCTTAATAAATCAGATTGTGCTGATGGATTTGTTAATGAAAGAGTGAAGTTATTTAATTCATCTTCCATTCCAAGAAGATATAAGTGAACAAGAGCAATCTTATTCAATTCTTGAATTAAAGATTTTTGAATTCTATTGATTGTTCTTGCGAAACGAATATCCATTAACGCAAGTTGTTTACCGTCACCAACAACTTCTTCAAATCCTAAGAATGCCTTTGGAATTCTAAGAGCGGCTAATAATTTCTTTTGAATATATTCAATATCCGCAATCTCTCCTAGGTTTTGTGCTCCCGCTAAAGTTTCAATCGGGTTAGTTTGTGATGGGTCACGAATTGGAATAAAATAATCTTGGTCAACCGCCATTTGATTATATCTCATATCAACCTGACCATTTCTTGGGTCAACTACTTGGTCTCTTTTGAATTTATTAGCAACACGTTGAACATATTGTTCAATGTCCTTATCATCCATGTTACCAACAAATACTTTAAATACGCGTCTTTCGGGTGCTCTCGTTGTTCTATAAATCAACATCGCGTCTTCTGCAAGAAGTAATTGTTTCCAAATTCTTCTAATCTTGTCCAACATGGATGTACCATATGGAAGTTTTCTATCATCACCAAGTAATCTAAAATGTGCGATTTCCCAAGCTTGAAATTCCAATTCTTTATTTTTCCATTGGAATCTTAATTCTCTTGTTGGTGCTTTAATGTCTCTTTGATGTGGTGTCTTTGATTCCCTACCCTCTATTCTCTCTATTTCAATATTTGGTAATTGTTGGCAACCAATGATACCCTTTTCGGGGTCAATTTTTAAATAAACAAAATCATCACCATACTTACAAACGCCTCTAGCCCACATCTGTAGGTTTGTGTTTAAATCTAAACGATTGATAAATAAGTCTTCTAAAATTTGTTTGATACGACTTGACTCCGAGAATATTGTTAGAATATCGCCCTTCTCAGAAAGTGTCGTAGACTCTTCAGCATAGATATCAAGTGATGCTGAAATTTCAGGAGTAAACTCCATGGATTCGTAGTCATAATATGCCGCTAATCTATTTGGTTCATAATAGACGGATTGGTTATAAAGAGATTGTTCGAGTTTTGTCCATTTATCTGCAATGTATTGACTCTGTTGAGCTTGTAACATTGCTTTCTCATACTCTTCTCTACTATTGGTTTTTATTATCTCATCCCTCGAAAAATTAAATGACGGGGTCTCTTCAGGTCTTTGATTACCCGCAAACCCAAACATTTTGGTTAATCTTTGGAATACTGTTAAATTATTATCCGCCATTTATATAAATAGTTTTCTTTAAAAGATAATTAATTTCTTCAGTATAATAAAGTTGTGTGGCGTTATTTTTTTTTAGAGAAAAGCCAAGAATATTCCTTGTATTGGTCCTTACCTGGTACCCCAAAAGTTGTATTTACAATTTGTTTTCCGTCAGTTTGCATTGCACCAATTTGGTCAAATGCAGTTCCATATGAATAAAAAGATTTCTTTGTTTCATATGTTCTTTCAGATAAAGTCCAAGATTCCATCATTGCTTTGTTTTTGGAATTATTTCTCTGTAACTGATTAAAACTTATGTCTCCAGCATATAACGCCATTGACAAACTCATAATGGCATCGTCATGATGACCCTTCATATGGTCGGGTCTTCCATTTAAGTAAACAAACGTACTTAATTCATTTAATAAACGACTTGACCTAACACCAAATCCCTTTCTCAATTGTTCTTCAAATGCCGCGACAATTTGAGTTCTTTTGTTGTTAAAATTGATACCGGGAATTTTTTCCATTGCTTTTTTATTATAATCCCAAATGTTCTTGGTATTCATCCCATCAATAAACAAGTTTTTGTAATTCATTTCTTGTAGTTTTCTTGATGTAGCAATACCCATTCCACCAGTAATATCAATCACAATGAACGCGTCATAAAGAATACCCCATTTGTAACATACTCCCGCCAAATCGTCTGGCGGCATTTTACCAATATATTCTGCAACTTGTTCTCTTTCATCAAAATCAATAATGCTTATCGAGGAAAAATCTTCACTATCTCCGCGACTAACATCCACACCCATAATATATCTGTTACCTTGTACAGGTTCTTTCCATTGCCAAAAAGTACCATTAATGTATTTTTCTTTAGGTACTCTAATTAAATTTTTTGCTATATGTTCTTGCATCTCACCCGGTATAACCCCATCACCTGAACCTAAAAAGTCACACTCTAATTCCTGTGCAATTTTTCTCCTATCGTACTTAAACTTTTTCGCCATTGATTCAAACCATGATGAAAATGGTTTATAACCCTGTTCTTCATACCCTTGATATTTTTCTATATCAAATTCATATAAAACTACTTCATTATCGTCGTATTGCTCTCTATTCAACATATAATGAACAATGTCATTACACTTAACCCATCTTAAATCTTTTGTATATCGAGGGTCTTTAAACCAACGTAAATTTGAAATATGAAAATCATTTATTTTACGAATTGCTTGGTCGTATACACCATAATAAATTGGGTCATATCCGTTTGGGGTTGAGATAAGAATAATCTTACCTCCTGTAGACAGGGACGCCATAGACGCCGCCCAAAAGTCATCTCCCGCTTCGATATATGCTGCCTCGTCAAAAATAAGAATTGTGGGAGTATAACCACGTAGAGCATCCGCGGATGTTGCAACCGCTTTTACTTCACAACCATTATTTAATCTAAATCTACTTTCAGAGTTTTTATCGGGAGAAAACCCGACATTAATCCACTCTGGCCATTGGCCTAAGAAATAACGAATTTTATTTGCCATTTCTATCGCCGTATCACGTTTGTTTGCAATTACAAGTACCCTTTCGGGATTATCAGTATTTGCCAATTGTATTCTTCTTGAAATCCATGCCGCGGTTACCGTAGACACCCCCGCCTGTCTATACTTTCTTGTTATGTTATCATTATATTCTTCATAATCTTTAAGTAACTGAATTTGGTCTGGAAATAAATCCAATGGAACAAACTTTTTTTGCGTATTATCATAAGTTGTTAAGTATGTTTTTAATGCATACACAACATCTTTTTTAATACGAGCAAATTCTTTTAATTGTAATAGTTTTTGATTGTCCATATATATAAATATGAAAAAAGGGTGATTTTACCACCCTTTTCTTATTATCTCCATTATTAACTGCTAGGGTCGTCATCAGATAAGCTTATTCCAAGACCTCCTAAGAAGTCCCCAAGGTCATTATCGTCAGTATTATCTGTAATGTTATCTAAATCTTCATTAAATCTGGCGACAGCATCTTGATAGTTTTGGTCTTTGAACATTTGGTCAATACCTTGCATCAATTCACCCATCAAATGTTTACCCTTCTCAGAACCCGAAACAACTTCTTTCATGAATACTAAAAAATGTTTTGCGGGAAGTTTAAAAATTTCAACCAACAAATAGTTTTGTAACTCTACTTTATTTTCATTAGTTAAAATATCTTCAGGGAATTGTCTTCTAATTCTATCCCAAATTGCGGGACCTAAACGTAAATCCCACATCTCTTTTTCAATAGTATCTTCAGAACCTTCAATTTCTGACCACGCTTCCGCGTCTTCATTACCCTCTTCGTCAGTAGGTTTTCCTTGAATTGCAAATAATTCCATAATACCTTTAATCAATTCATGAACAAGTATTGGAAAATTAATACCTCTAGCAACGATTGTCGGAGGATTGGTATTTCTTTTTACTTCTTCCTTTCCACCAACTGAACCACCACCTTCAGGTCCTCCCATCATCATTCTCATTGTCTCATCACTTAACTGCCAATATAGAGTGTCATTAATTGACATCAAAATACCATATTGGGCAATTATATTATCTGAACCTGTAATTTCTCTGATTCTATCTGCTGCGTAGTGATACATGTAGTGACCTTTCTTAGAAGCACCCTGTATCATATTATTTATAAGTCTTCTTTTCGCCTTTTCCATGGTCATTGACTCTAAATCTGTCATCAAATCTTGTTCAATATCGACAGGGTCAAGGTTTTGTTGTTGTTGTATTTCTCGATTGAAGTTTTGAGTATCAATTTCACCCATACCAACAATCTTAGCATCGAATTGTAATGACCCTTCAGGTATCCCCATTTCTTTCATCACTAATTCAACCGCGAGTCTTTCTAATTCTTCTCTATGTGCAGACTCAGTTTGAACAATTTCATTATGGGCCGTCATCATCATTTGAGCCAACGGCATGATACCTTGTTCACCTTGCATAGGAGTATTAACACCAGTATATTCTCTAACTTTCGATACTACTTGTCTGTATCTTTCAGAAGCAAGTAATTCTTGGAAATTATTATTAGGTTCCTCTCCTGTTGATGGTAAAGGAATTTTTTTTAATGGCGTATCTCCTCGTGATAATTTATCTTGTAAACCCTGATATGGTCTATCAGGTGTATCAAAGCCCATCGCCATTTCGTCTATGTTTTCCCTTAATATAGACAATAAATTCTTTTTAGAAAACTCCATTATTTTTTCTTTTTTTCTTCTCTCAACGCTTTTGGTTTAGGGTCCTTTCCGGGTCCTGGCTCATATGGAGTTTTTGGTTTACTTGGTTTTTCAGTTGGTGGTGCATCGGGAATTACTTCCGGCGGCGCCGGTTTAGTTTCAGGTCGATTACCCACAATTGAATCATACGTCATGAATTCAGGAACACCGTTGTGACCTTTTCTCGCCTTAGTCATTGGCATTGGTGATGCGGTCTCTGTAATTTTTTCTGTAATTATCGATAAAATATCAGACTTAGAAGTAAATTGTGAGAATTTTGATTCTGTTAAACCCATAACCCACTCATTCATACTTCTTTTTTTAGCATTAGAAGTCTCAATCATTTTTTTTATACATGCTTTAACCTCTTCATCTGTTACCTTTCTTCCTAATTTTTTTTCCATCTCAGTTTTAAACCATGACATAGACATCTTCTTAGAATCTTCTTCATCAAGCTCGTAACTCTTTTTACCTCTAGCACTATATTTTGATTCTTCCTTTTTTTTGTCTCTGATTGTCTTTTCACTAAATCTACCATCATACGCCCCTTGCTTAATCATATTATCTCTCTTCGCGCCTCGCCTAATTGAATCGAGTTTTGATGCAATCTCATCCTTGTTAGGTATTTTGGTTTCATCCTCTTTCATTTCTTCCTCGTATGTAACGATTGTTTGATTTGATTTTTTAGCCTTATCGACTTTCTGTGCAAGTTGTGGGTCTTTTTTAGATATCATCACATCTTCTTCAGATAGTACCGTTTTAGCTAAAGTGGTGAGTTGTCCATCACTCAAACGAGACAAGGTTTTTTCAGAAAAACCTTCAAATAACAACTTTTCAATTATGTCTTTACGTTTCATATCTCTTTAAATTTTAGTTCTTGTTTTTCTAATAAATACCCTCTCGATTTTAATTTTTTTGTTACCGATTCGATACTTTCACCAAAACGAAAAAACAATCTTTCAAACTCTAAATCGAAATTAGATTTTTCCCAAGCCATGGCGATTATACCATCCACAGCATCAATAACACCGAAGTAGTCTGAATTTTGAATTAATTCTAAAACCAAATCGGTGTCTTTGAGTAATCCAACCAAGTCTATGTATTCAACCCTTGGGGATTTTAATGTCATTGTAGAAGATGCGGGAACGTCAAACCACTCCTCTATGTCAATCTCAGTCCTTTCGCTGAATATGAATTCGTACTGTTTTTGACCTTTATAATCTGAGCCGATTTCATTGACATAGATTAGACGCATTTTACTTAAAGTATTTTCCTAAAGTCTCTTCAATACTTTTGTTAATATCTCTTTTAATTTCATCTAAATCAAGTTCCACCACATCTGTTTCGTTCATACCGATATCAGCAAACTTTCTTAGGTCGATTTCTTCATCTTGAACCGCGGGCATATTAACAAAACTCTCTAATTTATCCATTGTTTCGCCCAATTCAGATTCTCCGCTTTCAGGTTCTTCTTTCGCGGGCATTTCTGGTTCCTCCGCTGGTATTTCTGGTTCTTCACCACCTTCCTCAGATTCTTCTCTTTCAAACTTCTTAGCAATTTCCTCGATATCATCGTCCTCAAGTTTCTCTAAGTTTACTGCCGAAATAACCATATTAAGAACGTACTTGATATCATCACTTTCCATCTTCTCTTTTTGGTCTCTTAATTCTTGACCAAGTTTACCAGCAAATTTTTGAATTTCCGCCATGTAATCAGATGGTTTACCTTCTGCACTCATTTCGTCTGACGGCATTTCACCTTCCGGTGCGGCGGGTTCCATTCCCGCATCTTCAGCTGGTGGAGGTGGAATTTCTCCCCCTTCTGGTGAAGGTGGTGGAGGTGGAATTTCTCCCCCTTCTGGTGCTGGTGGGACTTCCATAGTAGGTTCCGCAGGAGGAGCCTCTTTTTGGTCCTTATTTTGTTTTAAAACATATTTTGTAACTTCTTGTAATTCTTGACTTTTAACTAATTCAAGTCTTTTTAATGCTTCGGAATATGACTTAAATTTATTTTTATTCTTCATGAATAGACCACCAATGTAGTCTAATGAACCTTCGTTTAAACCCTTTTTAACATAATAACCATCCTTTTCTTTAACAATACCATACACACCATTTGCAGACTCAGTTATGTGTTCCACTTTATTTGATTTGGTTACTTTAGGTTTATTACCGTAATAAGTCAATTCAAGAATTCTCTTTAACTTATCATCTCCGTGAAGTTTTTCACTTCCTAATGGTTTTAAATCTCCCATGTTTTTAATTTATTGATTGTATATTATTCTAGTATCCTATAAATATGTGCATATAAAGAAAAAAATTGGGGCTTACTATTGTGGAAGGGACAATTTTTTATCTCTAACCATTGTTTTTATTGACATTAACTTCTTTATATAACCATTTCTCCTTAACAATTTAAATGTTAAATTCTCATATGAATATTCACCTCCTGATTCGAGACCACATTGTCTAAATTTCTTAATCTTGTCCTTTAATTCATCTACCTTCTCAGTTACGTCCTCTCCCGATTCACCCAATTCATTTAATAAGTCTATCTGTTTTGCGTATTCCTCACCCTTTTCAAGTATTTTTTTCTCATCAATGTCTTCAGGGTTTTCTAATTTCTTAGGTTCTACCACCCATTCATTATTTAGAACGGAGTATACTCCCGTAGACGTATGTTTTTCATCAATATCTTGAACATAAAGTTCAACGTCGAAATTTTTTATTGTAATGCTGGTATTGGAGTTCCAAATATTTTTTTTACTATTAAAAAATTCTTTAACTATTGTGTGATAGGATACCGAACTTGCTTTACCAGAGTCAAACTCATCTAAATCAATCAATATGTGTAAATCAACATCAGAATAATTTGACCAATTAAAATTTGCCAATGAACCTGTTAATACAATATCATATACAAAAAAATCTATATCAACAAACTCTAAAAATTCATTACTTATTGCAAGTAATTTTTCCCTTATTTCTTCTTTTAGTATAAATGTGTCACCATCTTTATCAAAAATTACATCGGACAAAGAATCTTTTGACCTGAAAGATTTTACAATCTCTTGGTCTTTTTCCATATCTTCTATTAGTTCTGATATTAAACTCATTTTACTTTACGATACTTGTAATTTTTTGATATAGTACTATTAAAATATTTTCCTTGTGATTCTGCCATACGAAACCTTGTAAAGGTTTCCCATGGAACATCATCGTACTCATAAATAGAGCCGTTATTAAATTCCATTAACAACTTCTTATCGTCAGTATTGTAAGTTGACGACTTTAAATTAGAAGAACTAATACTAACCTCAATTAGGTTACCCGTGATTTTTTCTGATGTTATACTCATTTTGATATTTTTAATATAATATACTTAATAAATATCAAAAAGAAAACCCCGAGAAATCGGGGTTTCTACTAATTCAAAGAAATGAACCTTTCAAGAGATTTTTTCTTGGATTTTGGAAGAATGATTTCTAATACACCATTTTCTACTTTACCTGTAATGTCCTTTTCAGAAACATCATCAGGTAGTGAATAAGTCTTTTTAAAAGAACTTACGAAAGAATAATTGACATTATCGTTTTCTTCCTTTTTATAGGAGATAGTTAGGATTCCCTCTTTAATTGAAATCGACAAATCTTCTTTTGTCAATCCCGGAACTGAGAGGTAAACCGCATACTCATTATCTCTTGTAAAGAGTTTCGATGAATTATCCCTTACAAAGGATGGTCTTTCAAAGAAAGTGTCTAACACGTCTTTGAATGGGTCTCTATAAAATGTAATCATAGTTTATTATATTTTTGTATACTTGTACTCAAATAACATTCCAACGAATAAAATTAGACAAAGTGTCATGTGTTTTTAATTTTAATTGAAAATTTGTCTTTGATTTGTTTTTTAGACGGATTATTGTTATATTTTATTAAAATAAAACGACATGCCAGTAGATTTTTTTGAAGAAGGACCGACGACCACCCCTAAAAGGGGGAAAAAGGGTTCAACAACCCCAATTCTTGATAATTTTTCAAGGGATTTAAACAAATTAGCTGAAGAGGGTAAAATAGACCCAATCATCGGTAGAGATAAGGAAGTAAAAAGAATCGCACAGATACTTTCCCGTAAGAAGAAAAACAACGTAGTTGTTGTTGGTGATTCTGGTGTTGGTAAATCGGCATTAGTTGAAAAATTGGCAATGTTAATTGTCAAGGGTGAGTCTCCATCTAATCTAATAGACAAACGAATAATGTCTTTAGATTTAACTTCTCTTGTTGCGGGAACAAAGTATCGTGGCCAATTTGAAGAAAGAATTAAAGCGATATTAAATGAACTTCATAATGAACCAAATGTAATCATCTTCATTGATGAATTACATACCATGATTGGTGCGGGAAATGCTAGTGGTTCAATGGATGCTGCTAATATACTTAAGCCCGCTCTTGCAAGAGGAGAAATACAATGTATCGGAGCAACAACCTTTGATGAATTTAAAAAACATATTGAGAAGGATTCAGCATTGGTTAGAAGATTTCAAAAAATAGTTTTAAAGGAACCTACCTATCAAGAGACAATACAAATTCTACAAAACTTAAAGGATTCATATCAAAACTATCATAAAGTATTCTACGAAGATGGTGTCATTGATACCATTGTTAAACTATCTGGTCGTTTCATAACAGACAGACAATTCCCCGATAAGGCAATAGACGTATTAGACGAACTTGGTTCAGATAAAAAAATAAATATCAAAGTTCCCGACATTGTCGAGAAACTAAAAAAGGATGCTGACGAAATCAAAAACAAGAAGATACTTGTAGTAAAGAGTCAGAACTATGAACAAGCAGCAAAGCTCAGAGATGAAGAAAGAAAAATAATGTTAAAACTAGAAGCAGAAAAAAATAAGTGGTTAGAACAACAAAAAGATAACAAGACACCAATCTATGTTGATGATGTCTATGAGATTGTATCTAACATGACGGGTGTTCCCATTACAAAGTTAGACGACAACGAAACAAAAAACTTATTAAATCTTGAGGAGATATTGTCCTCCAAGGTTATTGGACAAAACGAAGCGATATCAATTATATCTAAAGCGATTAGAAGAAATAGAGTTGGGATAAAAGATAATAACAAACCAATTGGTTCATTTATATTCTTAGGTTCTACAGGTGTTGGTAAAACATTTCTTGCAAAATCAATTGCTGAATTATTATTTGGTGACCCCGAAAAAGTGATTCGTGTTGATATGAGTGAGTTTATGGAAAAACACAATGTATCTCGACTCATTGGCTCACCTCCTGGTTATGTTGGGTATGATGAGGGGGGTCAACTTACCGAAAAAATTAAAAACAACCCATTTGCTGTTGTATTATTTGACGAAATTGAAAAAGCACATAAAGATGTATTCAACATCCTTCTTCAGATTTTAGATGAAGGATATTTGACTGATTCTTTTGGTAGAAAAGTAAACTTTACTAATACTATCATAATCATGACCTCAAACATCGGCACCAAGAAAGTTTTCGATTTCGGAGGCGGTGTTGGATTCAATACCTCGTCAAGTGAAACCCAAAAGTATGAGATTAGAAAATCAATCATACAAAAATCACTTAAACAACAATTTAATCCCGAATTCTTAAATCGTATTGATGATGTTATTTTATTCAATGCACTCAATGAAGAAACTATTAATAAAATTATCGAGATTGAACTTTCGAAATTGGTTACAAGATTGTGCGAAAAAAACTTCAACATTTTGTTTGATAAAAGTGTAATCAATCAAATTGCAGAACTTAATACCCAAGAGGAGTATGGTGCTCGACCAATAAAAAGAATAATACAAAACTTGTGTGAAGACTTTCTTTCCGATGAAATATTGAGGGGCACAATAAAAGAAAATCAGGTAACTACAATTAGGTTTAAGGATGGCCAACTAAAGATTTTAGATAAAATGGTGTAAATATTCTGATTTTTTAAAAAATCATATATATTTATATCTACAAGGAAATCTTTGCCGAAATCCTTTCGTTTTTAGTCTGTGGGGTTGAACCCACAAAATGACCTCAAAGCCCCGATTCCCGTCGGGGCTTTTTATCTAAAATTTTTATATATTTGTAAAATGATAAAATATATTTTAATTTTAGTCACGGTATTCTCATTGGGTATCGTGGCGTGTGGTAACAATTCCACCACATCAACGGAAACAACGGACTCAACCGCGGTAGCAGTGGACCCTTTCTCACCTACCGCAAATGATTCTACTACTGCTCAGATTACCGACAGTACTTTGAATCAACAATAATTTGACAAGTGCTCACTACCAATGGCGGAAATGTGAGTTGAATGTATTGATTGTGACACCACAGCCTCCAATTTTATAAAACAAATAACTTTATATGAAATATAAAATATATTTAGATGATGTTAGAACCCCCATTGCAAAAGATGAATGGGTGGTGGTCCGTTCGTATGAAGAATTTGTGAATATAATATCCGAAATTGGACTAGAAAATATCGAACTAATTTCTCTTGACCATGACTTAGGTGATACCGCAATGGCTGAGTGGCATTGTAATGTTTATCACAATTACAAATTGGATTATGATAACATTTTGGAAAAGACTGGAATGGATTGTACTAAATGGTTGGTTGAACAATGGATGGGTGGGAAACCTGTTGTAGATGTTGTTATTCACTCGGCTAATGCAATGGGTAGTGGGAATATGATGGGATACATAAACAATTATAGACATATACATCGTCTACCTCAGAATTGTGTGAGGGTTCAATGGGAGCACACAATTAATTAACAATGGGGTGTTGAAAAACTTTTTGGTGTATCCCGAACTTTTAATCATATTTGCTTAACCGATTAACTAATTTATAAACCAACCCTGTATGTCTAAAATTAAAACTAACGTATCTACAAAAAAACTATCTATAAAAGGAAAGTATAATGAATTTAGCGACTTCTATGACGTTAACAAAGTAATAATCTATCAGAACATACTCAAGTTGTTCAAAACCTTTGAGGATAAAGAAAAAAACACACTTGTTTTAACAATATCGGCAAAGATTAAAAACATTGAATGGGAAACCGATTTGAAATTTACTCGTGATGAGATTAATGTTCTAAAAAGAGATATTATGCCCTATTTTGAAGAGATTGAGGATTATGAAACTTGTGGTGAGATATGTGAACTATATACAAGTTTGAAAGAAAAAAAGTAATTTTAATCTCCTGAAATTCATATTAATAAATATTAAAATGGGGGTCTATTAACCCCCATAATTTTTATACATAATCATTTTTTTAACCACTAATTAGGGAAAACACCTTTTTTAATCATTCTAAGAAGAATTCTACAACAAGCAATATCTAAAGCTTTTTTTGTTGATATACCAATTGTGGATTGATTGAACTTAACCTCACTTAAATTATCGTCATTTAGTAGTGTTAATTCTCTTACAGTTTTAGCTTCTCCTAAACCACTTGCAGCGATTATTTCTCCGGTCTCAGCATCAGTAAATCTTACTTGAAGACCTAATCTTGTATTTACAATATTTTTTACACCATCTTTTAAATTTACAGTTTCATCTTCCGATACGGAAAAATCATAAACTTCAATCGTAACGAAATACCGAGCTAACCTGATTTTACCTCTCTCATCAAGTTTATCTTGAGTTATACCTGATTGTGATGCCTGGAATTGTTTTACCATACGATTTTTTATCTCCGTCTGACTTTCAGTAAACACAAATCTGTTTAGTTCTGATAGAAATTCTAAACTGATATTTGCAACACCTAAACCAACTTTCTTTTCTTTTAATTCGGGATATTGTTCATAAACCTCATCATTGATACCAATTTTTAAAATTTGAATGGGTATTTGAGGTCCACCATAGTCCATCAAATAATTGATATTAACACTTGTTTCAAACGAAGCCTTATATTGTTCTGTTTGTGTTTTACCAACAACTTGAGCGGTTAATTTATTTGTTATACAAAACATTAAAATAAACCAAATAGCAATAATACCAACTGTTATCCACAACTCTTTACTTTTTTCGCTCATTTTAAACATGTAATTCATATTTTATTCTATAATATCTTTTATTTTACCACACTTTAAACATTCTTCGACGCCATCACCATCCATATCCCCCCATACGTGTTCACATTGTCTATGTGCGAAATACATATCAATCTTACCATCGCCATCAAAGTCAATACCATCCATTATACCATCTTCGTCCACTTCTACACCAGTTCTTGCTTTAGTTGTTTGTTTTTCTTCTAATTTTGATACTGTGGGTATAACTTCTTCCTCTTTTTTAAACCAGACCATGTTCCGTCTTGTTCTTGTGTTTCTTCTGACACAGTTTTAGACTTTTAAAAATTGTTTAGTTAATTGTTTATTATAATTATTTAGAACTAAATAATAGCTTCCATTACTTACATTCGTCATATCAATTTGTTTATATACCACAGTTTGATATCCATTTCCTGATATATTACCAAATTGTTTAATCATTTTACCTGATACATCGTAAACCGCAACCCCCGATTTAGTCGAAACAATATCAAAGAAGATTAATTCAATATATAACGTATAATTAGGTTGTTCTTTAGCCCCAACTAAGATTAAACCACCCTACCCTGCTCGTTTATTATTTCTTGAGCAATATTTCTAACACCAAACGCCAAATTTTTATTACCCACAAGTGTTCCAACCTTAATATTGTTAACAACTGGGTCTACGAAAATTGTCGCATTACTTTGAGCTTCTACACCCAAGAAGAGTAAAAGTGTTAGTATCGTTATAACAATTAATTTCAATGATTTAATTGGTAAATTTTTATAAATTATGATATTAACCTAAATTATTCGGGGGTCGCGCCACCACCATTCTTCTTATTTATCCATTTGTCTACCGATGCAATACCAAATGAACCTAAGGTAATAACCAAGAATCCATCGAATATGAATTCATTAATTAACAACTCTTTACCTAAAAAACCTGTAGTTAGGTCAACAAAGAGTGCAATCACCATCATTGTGAAAGAAAGAAAACCAACTACTGACTTTTCGTTGATTGTGTTGTTGTCGTTGAACAACTCGCTAAAAAATTTTTTCATACTTCATAGTTTTAGTTAGTGTTTAGTTTATGTTTTGGTTATCTATAAATACATTGAAATGGTTATAAACGGTTGGATTTTTACACTAAAAATTTTTTTGAGTTTTTATTTACTTTTACGGCACTTATTATTACCTTTATAATAGATTTAAACTTAAATTAATCTTCGATGAGACAATTCGTGCATACGACATCATTTACAATCTGTTCAAAATGGGCGGAGGTCTCTTGTAAGTATTTGAGTTTTATAGGATACTGAAAGAACCTCGGGAGAAATCTCAAGGACCTCCCAACCAACGGTCGGGTAGCTCAGCGGTAGAGCAATCTCACTAAAACGAGACGTGACGCGATAGGTTCGACCCCTCCCCCAACCACTACGATTATCGTTCTTTGACATATTTTTAAAAAACAATTATTATTATGGAACAGTTATTTGCATTTGTTCTTGGTGTTGGCATTATGTCATTGATTTATGGTTTAGTGTTAGTATTGAGAATGAGAAAAGAACTCAACAATGTTGAATCAAATTTACATAACACAAAAGATGAGGTTATGTCAATTAATAGGGAAATTGAAAGAATCGATAAGAGAATTGACTCAAGGGTCGATAAACTTACCGATATAATATTTCGAGAATTAGAAAATAAGGAAAAAGACCTCCAAGATTCTATGACTCGAAATTATGAACAAACAAACAGAGATTTTGAATCCGTATGGAGAGAAATTGATAAACAACAACAAAACAAAAATAAAACACGTAAAGTGTTAACAGACTAAAAGTCATAAACAAAGAACGGTAATCGTTTTTTTTGTTCCTGTCGTCTAATGGTTAGGACACCTCCCTTTCACGAAAGTCATGTCGGTTCGAGTCCGACCTTGGGGGTACAGAAATAGTCGGGTGGTGGAAGCGAGTAGTTGTACAGCTGCCGATGGAAAGACACGGGGATGTGAAAGTCCCCACCAATAACGGCATATAGGTTCGAATCCAATCGGGGATACTCACAGGGAAATATCGCGGTTCTGTAACGTACTTGGTTTAGGACCAATGAGTTGCGGGTTCGAATCCTGTTTTCTCAACTTTATCATCGGTAATGATGATAATTTATTTTATCGTCTATTTCAACGATGTCTCCTTAGCTCAGCGGTAGAGCATCTCGCTGTTAACGAGAGGGTCCGAGGTTCGAAACCTCGAGGGGACGCTTTAGGACCCTTAGGACTCATAATCATTAGGCCCACGGTTCGAGCCCGTGAGGGTCCACTATGATGACCTATAGTGCAAACCATTTGGTGGGGATTTAAAAAAAATTTAAAAATTTTTTAAAAAAATTTTGGAATTTGGTTTTTTTCCTTTATCCTTGTAAAAGATTTGAGGATTTAGATATTGAGTCGAGAATCCAAAAAATAAGATTGTTCTTTGAATTAAGATATTGGGCGGTCTATAGTCCATAAAATAAACCATGAAAGTGGTATAAAGTGACCTATTTGGTTTAAGTAGGTTGCGGCTTCCGCAAGGGAGCTCGAGTAGACAAACGAGGTATCGTTGAATCTTGAGTACCGAGGGTAACACTGTAGGGAAAGTGGTTTGATGAACGGGGGATGCGGGTCCTTCGTTTGAGGTGGGAACACCAATAAGAATAACTCGTAAGGTTTATGCAAGAAACACGGTCATCCAACTATGTCATTGCGTAATTCAATATGATGGGAATCTTAAAACCGAAAGGTATGGTTGTGTACGGGTGGTGCTGTTACAATCCTTGAATTGAATCTGCCAAGGTTTATTTCATGAAGGGGTCCAAAAATATGGAGGTCGGGAGACTTCAGAGGGTAGTTCAGTATCGTGTTGTCCAAAAGATAACATGGCTGGTTGTCGAGCCGCTACCTTCACCATCCGCGAACCAATACTTTGGTCTAATCAATGTCCAAAACATTAAATTAAATCAAGGAAAAGCGCTCGTCAGTCGTCGGAAACAGGTGACTACTTAGTAATGATGTGTTCATTGCCGTAGAGGGCTCCAAACCCAATACGATTTTTAAGAAAGTTCTCTAATCTCGCAAGGATTAATTGGGGTGGCAACCTCGAAGAGTGATGAGTATTAAGAGAGTATTCGATGACTCAAGGATTGGTTAATCTAATTGACCGTCACTGGTTGGTACAACCCAAAAGGTTGTGGATATGAAGGCAAACCATAAACCTTCTAAAGTCAACTACATAAACGTGTAATCTCAACGTGTTTTTTATTTTATTGAGAAGCCAACCGCTATATTAAGTCAGAAGAAATTCTGACTTTTTTTATGTTTTTAACATAAATTTCATTATATTATTTTATGAGAATTATTTCCATTGCAAAACAATAATAACATGGATAAAACCAAATAAAAAAGAAAAAGAAAAAAATGAGTAAAAATCTTGAAGAAAAATTATTAATCGGATATGAAGAATATTTGAAACTACCAAAAGCAGAGTGTAGTGGTATTAATAAAAAAACGGAATTATATACAAATGGTTGATGTGTATTATTAGGAAGGTCAATATCACACCCACATCCGCATAGACATTATACATTATTAGAATTTGTATATTGGTGTGGAAAAAATGAATTATTATACAGAAGATTTATACCATAAACCAACCAAATATTAAAGTCATACAAAGTATGAAAATGAAAAATAAACAACAAAAAAAAATAAAATGTCCTCATTGTGGTATTGAGGGTGGTAACACTATGGGTAGATGGCATTTTGATAACTGTAAATATAAATAATAAAATTATGTGTAGAATCGTATGTATATCTGACACGCATGGTCTTCATAAAATAATGGGTAAATATGGGCGGTTACCTGAAGGTGATGTATTAATTCATGCGGGTGATTGTACAAATGTTGGTAAAGAAAAAGAAATAGAAGATTTTGTTCATTGGTTTCAAAATCTAAAAGGATTTGATACTAAAATTTTTATTGCCGGTAACCACGATTTTGGTTTTGAAAATTACAATGGTATTAGACATAATGGTGATGCTCCTTGGTTACACCATTTGTTGAATGAGGAAAATCTCTCACAATCCGATGTTGTTTATTTACACGATTCTGAGTTTATTATTGAATCACCTGAATTTTCAAGACCAATAAAATTTTATGGTAGTCCCTGGCAACCTGAATTTTATGATTGGGCATTTAATTTACCGAGGAATGGGTCTGAGTTAGAAAAAAAATGGTCTCAAATACCTGATGAAACAGATGTTCTTATAACTCATTGCCCACCACACACTAAAAGAGATTTTATACCAAATAATCTACAAGTTGGTTGTGAACTTCTAATGTTTCGCGTGGAACAATTGAAACCATTAGTTCATGTTTTTGGTCATATCCATAATGCACATGGTGCCCAATACAATGAGGATACTATCTTCGTTAACGCCGCGATATGTACCGAAAGATATGTTCCATCAAATAAACCGATAATCATCGATTTAAATGAAGTCGATGGTAAAATGATTGCTACATATGTCGAAAATAATTAGTCCTGTAAGTGTTGTTATATCAACCAGAGCCATAGATGAGGTTCACATGAATAAGGTGAAAAAAAGTTTTTCTCACCCTAAAACAGAGATGTTAATTTATGTAAATAACGGGGATTACTCACTCCCTCAGTTATACAATAAAGGTTTGAGTGAATCAAAACATGACATTGTTGTTTTCATGCACGATGATGTTATTTTTGAAACCACCAACATAACGGGTAAACTAAACAAATTATTTAAAAATCATCCTGAACACGGAATTATTGGTTTAGCGGGTACCGATACGTTGGTGACAGGTAAATGGTGGGAAAGAACCGACAAAACATATGGTCAGGTTAAACACGAATACAACGGTAGAGTACATAGGAACAATTTTTCAGGAACCTTTGGTGATAGTCTTAAAGACGTTGTCGCGGTTGATGGTTTATTCATTGCAGTTCACAAACAAAGAATAAAAGAAAAATTTGATGAGGAGTTTCCCGGATTCCATTTTTACGATATACCATTCTGCGTTGCTAACTACACAAAAGGTGTTAAAGTCGGTGTAACAACCAAGATTTTAGTTATCCATAAATCAGTAGGTATGTTGAATAAAAAATGGGAAAAGAACAAATTGTTCTTTGAAGCCAAATATGGTAATTTACTCCCACTAAAAACATAGTAGTTTTTTCAAATAATAGAAATATTTATTTATATAAAAACTATATTATATGGTAACAATTATTGTAGTATTACTAATTTCAGCTGGAGTAGTATACTTACTAGTTAAGAGTGGTAAACTTAAAGATGACAACGGCAATAACATACCTAATGTTGTTGAGAAACCAGTGGTTGATGTCGTTGAAAAAGTTAAAAAAACAGCAAAAAAAGTAACCGCTAAAAAATTAGAAAAAAAAACTAAATAACTTTTTTATCAATCAATATATTGTGGGTTAAAATTTGTTTTTTAACCCTTTTTTATCTATGTTTGTATTCTATTTATCATATGGGGGTGACAGGCATTGATTGGCGTTGATATGGTAAATGGGCACGTAGTCGGATGTCATCTACGACTTAAATCTATGGTGGTAGTTTTTAAACGGCAACGTTTATAACAACATGGAAGTAGCAGGTCTTCTTGCAACTTCTAAAGTAGCGGCCTAACCAAGTTAGGTTCTACAACGGGTCGACGGACATATAACCCAGGAACAGAAGTCCTTACGGTGTAACACCACCTCAGAGTGTTGGAGCAAACTTGACGGCTCTTGAAAATCCGGTTATGAACAGGTTTGTTAATAGCTCTGAAAGAAATTAACTATTTGTTGGTTATGAATAATCAAATAAACGTGTAGTCCATTTATGATATTGCGAACAAGACGCGGGTTCGAATCCCGCCATCTCCACAAAAAGAAACCCACCTATTGGTGGGTTTTTTATTTTAAACCTATGGTATCTTATAAACGAGCAAAGAGGTCAATTAAGACCCCTTTGCCTAGATGTTGGATACCCCCTTTCGTTTTTTAGTTTAGTTATCATCTATTGGCGACCAAACCAATAGAGTCTACTAATAAATATCAAGAAAGTATCGATTAAGTATATAACCTGGCTAATAATTTTAGACCTGCTAATGTTAGTACTCCACCCACCAAACCACCCCCTCCATCCAAAAGTCCACCACCTTCCCTACCTTGAGGTTGTCCTTGGACTGGGACGGGATTCTGAGCAATGTATGAACTCATTTGTGGGTTATCAGCTACTTTTTCTTCTCTAAACTTCTTATCATTTGTCATTTTATCTTCAAGAGCTGATAATGATGGTAACCCAAAAGTTGACAATAAGTTATTGGCCATGATAAATTTTCTAAATGAGTTTCTTCTATCTTGTCTTGACCAATACCGAAACCACCAATCTTTTACAAGCTCACCCGGATTGATACCCTTTCTAGCTGCGTATCTTGTCAATCTTTCACCCTGATAAAAACCTTTAAGTCCTGACCTAAATGATGTTGGTGAAGTAAATGCCGATTTTAATGCTCCTATAGGTTTTATTTTGGTTACCGAACTGGTAACAGATTTTGACAATCCTGCGAGACCTTCTTTAAGTCCCGATGCCCATGAAGATTTTACACCACCTAATTTTTTTATTGTAGTTTGTACACCAGGATGATTCACATATTTTAATGCTTTTTGTAATTCGGCGCCTAATTTTGGATTAGACGCAATCACTCTCGCTAAATCATCACCACTTCTATAAATACCTTTACCAAAGGCTTGTAAAGCTTTAATCAATGGTTTAACTGTAATATCCCCAATAACAGGTACAAGAGCAATTAACATAAGTGCAGCATATAATTTCTCACCTTTTATCAGATAATAAATAATTAAGCCAATATCAGCAATTTCACCAATTACGGGAACAAAACCCGCCGCCATGAGAAGAGGCTCCACGTAGCGGGCGATGAACGCTAAAATAGCAGCTCCAACGACACCCTCATTGAGTTGTTCTTTTTTATATTCTAATATCTGTTTTTTTGTTAGTTCCATTAGTGTATGAATTTACAAACTTTGTCTGATATGGTCTCACCAATATTAGAATCTTTTATTACTTCACCTAAAATGTTTCCTGCAACTGTTGACGTTATGGGTCTAAACCCAATACTATAATCATCTCTATCAGAACCGATTTCACCCGCCGCAATATATCTTAACATAACAGTTAAAAGACCATCAATTAATCGCGGCATACCTTCTTTAGACATACATGTCTCCATACTTTTAAATGGTTTTAATAAATGTAATGGATTGTAACTCGCAAAAAATTGTGCGGCGGTTGTTGAAAACCCGGCACCCGCCCCAAATACTTCTCTTAGAATAAATCTGATTATATATTCTTTTGCGGAGTTAATTGCGGCGTCTCCCATTACCGATTTCCAATCCAATTTCTCCAATTGACCCCTTACATCAATTTCTTCAATTGTGTAACCCTCTTCAATAAGTTTAGATGAAATAGAAAAGATTCGCTCAACTCTGAACGAATCGTCTCTAATATCTTCTACTTCAGAAAACGCCTCCTCGAGTTTTTTTTTACGTTCCTCAAGGAGTGTTTTTTTTATCTTGGTTTTTAATTCCATTTTTACTTAATTGGTTCTTGGGTAAGACCCGTAGGTTCATTTGTATCCTCTTCGTTATTTCTTTTAAACACTATCTTATCACCTTTTTTATAATCCTTAACTAATCTAGAAAGCCTATATCCCGTTTTTTTCATATGCTCTTCAAGTTTTGCTATTTCTTCTTTTGATAAGTCTGGTCCTTTATAAACAATTCGTCTACCTTTAAGTCTTCCAACCAACGTTTTATTTCTAACTAATCTAGTATAAACATCTGAAGGTGATTCACCTGTCACTGTTGTGGTTGTACCTGTAGTAGTTGTACCTGTAGTAGTTGTACCTGTGGTTGGACCTGTTGTACCTGTGGTTGGACCTGTTGTACCCGTAATAGTTGTACCTGTGGTTGGACCTGTTGTACCTGTGGTTGGTGCGGGTTCACAATCCTTTATAATTAAGTTGTAGACATCTTCAGATAATCCGGTGGTAAAAAGGTGAATCGACGTTTTATTTCTTCTTGACCACGCCTCTAAAGCCTCTCTAGTTCTATTACCAAGGTTACCTGTTTGGTATTTTTCTTCCATACCTAAACACTTCTGTACTTTCTTTATTTTTTCATTTTTACATCCAAAGAAAAATGGGAAAGAATCACACTCCTTATAGGTAATTGGTGGTTTTATGGGGTCAAGTGGTTTAGGTGGTACAACAGGCACTGGTTTCTTGTTATCCCAAGTAATAACAATATTTTGTTCTTTTAATAAACCTTCAGATACTTGTTCTGCACCTGCAAGTCCACCACCTACAACGGCAGCAACACCGCCATCAGATGTACAAGCCCATGTACCTGACATCGCGTTGTCCATAGTCCAAACTCTTTGATTGGGATAGAATTTAAGACCTCCGTGACCTTTTGATTCCTCATCAAATTCATTTGTGGTATAAATCATCGGGTCGCCGTTACTTGTAACTCCCCATTCCATACCTTCTAAATTTACAACACAATCGGCCATTACCACTGGTTCTGGTTCACTATCACCAAATAAGCTTTTTAATATTTCATAAGTACCCCAACCAGCCAATCCATAAAGAATCATATTTTTCCAATTCAATTTTCCTCTTATATTCCTTAATTTGTCAAATGATTTGTACCTCTTTATTTTATTAGTGATATTACTAACGGCAGCTTTCAATTTAGCGGGCACTCCTTGAGCTGTTTTTAATTTATTTACTTGATTGGCGGCATCTGCAGCGGTTGCAGCATTTGTCTCAAGCCGCTTTACTTCTGGCGCAGCACCTCTTAAAGTTTTTGCTTTATTTAAAGTTTTTGCTTTATCTGCTGCAACTTGAACCGCTTTTTTAGTACCAACTGCACCACCCTGAGCAGCAGACTTTAACATATCATCAGCAGCTTTACCTTCGATACCCCATTGAGCCATTGTCTTTTTAGCCAATTCTAATTTTCTTGGGTCCGCAGGGTTCAACGTACCCTTAGGATATACTTGCTTTGCAATTTCAACGAATTTTGGTTCTGCTTGTAAGAAACCCTTTACCCTCTTTGTAAGTTCTGCACTGTTTTTAATTACCATTTTAACTAAATTAGCAGATTCAACTGCAGTTAATTTATTTGTATTAATTGCTCTGATAAACTCCTCCGCGGTTTTATACTTGCCGCCGGTTATTTTGCTTAATTCTTGCCATAAAGCCTTTTCTTTTTTAGCTGCCATACCCAATGATAACGCAATATCCCTGCCCACTTGCGTTACTCGGGATTCATTTACAGGTTGTTCTGTTTCATCGACAGGAATTTCGGGTTGTGATTTCTCATTTTCATTTAAAGAAATTTCATTCTTTGGTTTAAATGACTCAACCAAATTGATGTACTTTCTTATTAGTTTTGCGTCTTTGTTTTCCATTTTTTTTATTTTTATTTATTGTTATAGGTTTATAATTAGTTGTTCGGTAAGCCCCTTGTAATTCTAAAAGTTGTCATAGTATTATCTAATGCACTGAATTGTGATTGTAAAGCATCCATTTCTGTTGATACCGCTCCTTTTACCATATCGTCGTTTGATGCAATTTGATTAATTGCTTGGTTTACAGCGTCACTATTTTTAGCGGCTTTCCAGTCTACATAAGCGTCGACCCCATGTTCAATTCCTTTTAATGCTCCGTGAGTGGCTAAACCCCATGTGGTACCTTTAATTGCCGCCTTTTTAATTAATGCTGGGTTTTTAATTGCCGCCTTAGCGGGATTTATAATGTCAGTTTTAATACCTTGTTTTAAAGTTCCACGAATACCTTGTTTACCAGCACCCGCCACAGCGGTTGAACCACCCTTTAAAAAGTTATTTAAACCATCAAAAACTTGAGCAATTTTAGATTTAGCAACACTAACCATTTGTTGAATCTTAGGTCCCCCAACATTTTTAGCTAACCATTCAATTGGTTTTAAAATTGCATTTGCAATGAAATTTAAACCCTTACCTAATAGTTGAACAATAGTTTTGATTACTGGGAGTTTTAATAATTTAGCAGTGCTCTTACCAGCCGCTTGTATTCCCTTTTTTAATGCCAGCGCAGCTCCACCTGTTAAAACTAAACCAACAAGACAAATCGCAATATCGACGTATGACCATATATCATTAGCTATTTTTCCCGTAAATAATTGGTATATCTTCCAAACACCTAACGCTCCCCATATAATTGCAGTTGCAATTTTACCAACACCAATCACGTTAAGAGCCACGTCAATACCAATACCAAAAGGAGAGAGAAGAAAGGATTCTAATTTAGAAAAAAACCACGGAAGACCTTTATTTAAAATCCATGCTCCCGCTTGTTTAAGTTTATCACCAACCCATTTAACGGCTTGTTTTCCTTTACTAAGAACCCACTCACCACCTTTTTTTACGGAGTCCCATGTGTCACTCAACCAACTCTCCATTAATTCTTGTGTTACGGGAATCACACCAAGAATTTTGGTTTTTACAAAATCCCAAGATTCCTCTATAATTCTACCTGTTGTGTAATTAATCAAATTCATACCATATCTAACTTCATATTCCAAAACTAAGTCTCTGTCAAATTCAATTAATGGGTATATTAATTGTTTCATTTTACTGAACAATTCATTTGATTCCATTAATTTGTTTTTGTATGTATAGCTAAACTGATTTTTAAACATTTCACATATAACAGCGGGATGAGCATGCTCAATGTCAAATTTTAAACCTGTATGGGTATCCCATATGATGGTTTCTATTTGTAAGTATCTATTGTCTTTGGTAATATTGAATCCCATTTTTTTTTGTGTTTACTATATAAATATTTCGGATTTTGTATTTATTTCAAAGGATTTGCTTTTCCTCTTTTTAAAGTATTACCGACGACATCGGACCATTTAGTTACTCCAACCTGATTTGCGGGTCCTCTGGTAACACCCGACTCCCACTTTCCAACCTCTGGATATCCTTGTTTGGCGCCTGTAGAGCCCGTACCAGCAGTTGATGCCCCGGCTCCTGTAACAGATTGTTCCTCAACATCACCAATCAAAAGTTTATATTGTTTTTCTGATATTACAATTTTCATATTACTATAAATACCAAAAAAAATCTTTAAAATATATTTGGTATATTCAAAAATATACCTAATTTAGCCCATAAATTCAATCTTATGAGAGTTATTTTAGGTTTATTATTGATATTACTTTTCGCGGGATGTGAAAAGTATGAAAGCCCATCATACCCACAAATAAGTGGTCGATGGGTGGTGGATGGTGTAACCTTTCCTAATTTGGGTAATGGTTCTCAAATCATATTATCGGATACTGTTATTCTATCCAATAGAGTGTTGAGTTATATTGATAGTAATGGTGTTGGTTTATTCATTCAAAATTGGAACGACAAATATATTCCATGGTTTGATAAGTTTATTGTTGGTGAAACTGTTTGGGAATTTGAAACTAATATTGTTGGGACACCCGCACCTACAAATTCGGGTACGAGAGGATATTCTAATTGGAATTATTATTCCTTATCCCCCGATTTATATGATAGGGATTATTGGAGTAAGCTAACCATCCACTCTAGTAGGGTGAGAAATCTTAATATCACTCAGTATGGGTTACAGACCATGACATTAACATTCCCAAAAGTGTGGACAATGTACCGTTATAATGGTCAAACTTATTTTTTGGAGGAATCTATTCGATTAGTGTTAAAACGTCAATAATTATTCATCATATATGGTCTCATCCATTTTTGAGAATATTTTGATGTATTGACCAGCCCTTGCATTTGCTTCATCCTCGATTTCTCCACCAATATCAGGTGGTTGTACCTTTAATCTACCCTGTTCAAATTGTTTGTGGTGTACCATTTCATGAGCAATACTTCTCATAACATCTACCATGGCTCTATTTTTAGCATTGACTCTAATTACTTTATTTTCTTTTGTATAGTCGTAATTGGCTGTAGTTTTTAGATTACCCTTACCATTTTGCAATACAATAGTTGGACACTTTTCTAAATCAAGTTCCTTTTTTACAAACTTTACAAACTCTGTAATCCTATCTTTTTTGCCCTTTCCTAAAAATTCCATCATTTATAAATATCCCGACTTAATATATACAACTTATTGTTTTTTCAATATAATTAACAGTATGATGGATTGGTATGTCATTCAATATTTGTACCCAAGCGCTATGAGACGATTCTGTGAAAGAATGTTCCCAAACCTAGGTGTGCCATGTGTATCTGTACTTGAATTTTATGACATTAAAAAATTATATCACTTTTTTGACAAACAAGGGGTATTCTTAACAGTTGAAATGTATGCTAAAGATATGTGGATATATACTATTTCTTTGGATGGTGGTAGGGTAATCTCGTCAACCAATCAATCAAAAAGTAAAAGAGAAGATATTGAAACAGAAGGTTTTGAAGAGTGTTTTAGACTACTTGATAATAGAATAAAACGTGGATATAAGTAATGGAGGAGAATTTTTTATTTTTATTACAATCTGCCAAGCTAATAAAATCGGGTCATTATAATGAAAAGGACATTGAATTTATAAATGAATTAGTTTTAAGTATTGACAATAACATTTTAAATGGTTATAATAAATCAACAAGTTTAATAATTTTAGGTAATGATTTAGATTTTTATATTAAATTATTAAATTTTTTAATAAAACATTATGAGAGTGTAGAAGATTACGAAAAGTGTCAAATCCTAAAGAACAAATTAGATGAGTCATTAAAAATTAAAAAAGAAAAAAATGAGTATACTTAAAATGTCCGATGAGGAAAAAAAGAAAATCTTGGATAAACACAAGGAATCAATCAAGAACCAAAAAATAAAAAAAGAGGACTTAAAGAAGGGTTTGCAATCACCCAAAAAAGAAGACGAAAAAAAACCTAATCAATAATGATTAGGTTTTGTATTTGAATATAAATCCCTTTGCTTTTTTAAATTTTCCATTACAACATCCTGAGATATATGTCTTATGTATATTTAATATCTGACATGCATCCTTACCGTATGGTTTAAATTATTTACTTAAACGTTTGCGTAATAAAAAATAAGAAGTAAAAAATAGACCCGATATGAAATACATAATAATATTGGCTTTCCAAATATTTCCGGTTATCAATATTAAAGTATACTGCACAACATCGAACCCAAAGGGGAGAAAGAACATCGCCAACATTAGAGATGTATCTCTGTAAAGGGGTAACCTTTTTTCCTTGTCTTTCAATTTTACTATCACCGTCGGGGTCCATGTATTATTATTAGTCAGTTTATGGGTCTTACCAAAATCCTATTTCGGTATCCTTATCTCTTTATAAATATCAGTTTTCTCTTCTTTCTACTGCTGTATAGTGGTCGAATCTTTCATGTCGTATTGGTGATAAAAGAAGTACCGCCGGTTTAATTTCTTTCTTTTTTATTTTTTGAAACACATGGCTCATCCACGTCTGTTCAAAAGGATGGTCCCATTTAATATCTATAAAAATTTTATGATTACCATCTCTTGATATCCATAATGGCCAATTACAATAATGTACCTCACCTTCCATATAAGTCACATCTTGATATTTTTTCATTTTTGTAAAAATGGTTCTCGGAGCATCAGGGTCTAAACCCCTAACAGGTAAACGTTTCTTTTCTGGAAAAAACTCCTCCCTTATATTTTGTGGTAAATTATACCATGCCCATTGAACCATGTTATCACCATAAAATTCAGAAAATGACAACTTTAAGTAATCATATTCATTTTCATATATAATTCTCAAGGACTTGTTAAACAAGTTATCCTTGTGTTTTGGGAACCCCGACATACATAAATCGGTTGTTTTCGGATGTAGAAACATATCATCCTCAAAGAAAATATAGTAATCGGAATCACTTTCATCAAAATGCTCCGCAACCAATTGTCTACCCCCACATATCCCGATATTATCTTTTTTTATTTCCTCAAATCCATATTTCTCACATAGATAGGAATATGTTAAATCAGTCGATTTATCCAAAGAATTGTTCAATAAAAATTTCTTTGTCTTATCCAAAAAGTTTTTATCAACCTCTTCAAATGATTTACATAAAGCCCCAAATTGTTCAGGAGAATTATAAGTTAGAACATATAATGAAGTTTTAATTTCAGAAAATGGTTTTAAACCTCTCGATGTTTTTTTAATCCTTTCTTTGATACCTTTCAAATTTTCAAAGAATGGCCATGCCAATCCGTTACCCTCAATTTCAAATCTATGTATTAAATCTGGATGTTTGTGACATAAGATAGTAAACAAACATTCATCCGCACCCATATAACCTGATTTAATTGTTGTATCAAGAATATTATAATACAACATATTAATTTGTGCCACCAACGATTTTTTTCCTCCAAAGAACCCACCTCTAGCAACATAATCGACAAACTCAACGCCACAATATTCCGCCATTTTTTTTCTTTCAAATCCGTGTATCTCATCATTGGATGTATATGGATATGTTATGAAAGTAAACTTATCATATAAATCAGAATAATAATCTAAATTATCTAAAACTTTGTCCTTATGAAAATATCCGCTATTAACAGTTGATGTTAATCCCCCGTCCATCCAATAGTAATATTCAGAATCAAATGGATTATAAATCATGGTATCATGCACCATAAACATTTTACACATCATCATTGGATTATAAAACTCTAATGCCGCTTGTGGTGATTCCCTTAACCACCCCGCAAAATCATACCAACTTGGGTTTGTTCTTATCTCTTGTAATTTATCAAAGAAGGGAAACCAAGTTTTAAAATCCTCAACTTCTTTTATGTAAACTTTTGTATTGTCCTTATCCCTTATCTTCCAAACATCCTCTTCCAATTCTTTTGGTATCCAAATAGCCATAAAAGCATCGGCTTTAAGTGTTTCCAAAAACTTTTCTTTATAGTTGCTAAAATCTCTTTTACCCCAACCTTCTATTGAACCTCTTCCAAGGTCCCACAATCCTGTTACTATTGTTACGTTTCGATTCATCTTAGAATTTGAAATTTAAATGCATCCCTTCATGAGTCCCAATTTTAAAAATTTTACTCGGGTCATTTTCAGGAGAAAAATTCAATATTAAAAATTTTCTTGTCATGTATATTGGGTCACCTCCCATAGTATTATTATCAATATGAATGTTGAATTGTAGATTATCTTCTTTTAATAATGATTCTTTTACAATATCCGTCACATCGTTTACAACGTTAAGTACTGAATTGGTATAACCCTCATCTATTTCAAATTCAGGTGTACCATAATTCGCACTATTCAATATAATTTTTTGTCCTTTATATTTTGATTCTCCTTTATACCAATCAGGGTCGATATTTGTTACATACGGATTATATGTGAACTTATGCCATTCATAATTTTTTACGTCATTAACCCTCTCATTTAACCAAGCTTCATAATCCCAACGAGTACCTATGGATACTTCTTTTGTCTTCTCGATATGTTTGGTTTGTGACCACCAGAAATTACCCCAAAACCAATTATTATTACATGTGACACCCACATTGTCATATTCATCAAGTTTTTCAATACACTCTTCCCATTTATCAATTAAGAAATATTCCAAACACTCTTTCCATGCGAGAATATTTTCAATTTTTTCTTTTGATACTTCTTTGGCTGTATATCTTGAATAGGTATTACTAACTCCCTTTGTGTGTAGGTATAAAATTTTACAATCATTAGATAAACCTAATTCTCTAACTTTTTTAATTGCGGGATATTCGGCTCTATTATCGGAAAAGAATTCTTTATTAAGTTTAGTAAATTCCTTTGTTAACTCATTAAATTCCTCTTCTGTTCCTTCGGATAGATTAATTGTGACATAAATTAAATTTGCCACGTCATAAAGCCCAGAGTTTTTTAATCTCAACAGTTGATTTGACACAACTTGTTTCCAATTACCGACCAAATAACAATGATATACTATATTAATCATTTATTTCTTTTTAATCACACTCGTTATACTCCAATCAGGTTTTGATTGATAAATCTCAACCGACTCTATATTCTCATTTAAATAATTAATTTCATCATCAGATATAAAATCAGAAACAATTTTACCTGTATTTTGAAACCCCCTTAACATATCTAAAGTTATAGTCTTACTTGGGTCCCCCCAACCACACCAAGATTTGATTGGTTTTACAACTTCTAAACTCGTGTGTAAATCTTCAATTATAAAAATACCCCCCGGTTTTAATGACTTAAACATTTTTGCTAATGTTATCTGTTGGTCACGCATTTTATGTGAACCATCATCCAATATTATATCAATATCATTGTGTTCAAATGAAAACATTTCAATGTCCTCAATCTTTGATTGGTTCATTCTAACAAAATTCAATCTATCCTTATTATGTTGAGATAATTTATATTCCGCTTGGGCTGGGTTAATGTCAAGACAATAAATTTCTGCGTTTACAAAATAATCTCTCCACAATTTAATTGATTCGCCATCGTTAATACCAACCTCAACAAATTTTTTTACATCATTTCTCAATGGTTTAAATAAATCATTATAGATTAAATTAAAAAAATCATGCTCATGGTGTTTATCGGTCATATAATGATGAATAATATCGATGATTTCTACTCCGTCGGGTTTTGTTATATTGAAAATAGAATAGTATGCGGTATCTAATGTTCTATTTTTAACCAAACCATATGAAAATGCATGAAAAATAAAATTATTATGAGATGGGTCTCTAAAAACCCTACCATTTAAAACTTTATTATCAATAATTTTTATATTTGAATTATATCCTTCATTATCATATAGGTAACCAAAACACGTTTGGTCATGCCATAAACCACTATTATAAAAACCTTCAGATTGTCCTTCAGGACCTTTTAACTCATTACTAACATCCCACCATCGTTGAATAAAGGATTTTGACCATTCACTATTTTTAAAAAGTAAAACACCTGCATTCATTTTACTCGGTCCGTGGTCCTTCGTTACAATACAATCATAGTTTTCATCAATAAAATCCTCTATTCGATATGTTGGTTCACTAACAATTGCATCCGCATCTAAAAACAAAACATAATCGGGGTTATGCTCTTTTAATACATCTAAAAGTAAAAATGGTTTATACCAAGTAAATGCTCTTGTACCGATACTGTTTCTTATTTTCTCAGCATCAGTCTCAACGTGATAAATGTATCCCTTCTCCTCACAATATTTTTCATTTATTGCCTTTGTGAATTTAGAATATGATAAATTAGGTGTCCAAAATTGGGCGATTACTATTTTCATATTTTTAGTTTTACGAAAGATGTCCTTCAATACGCTCGCACCAACCTTTTGAAGTCGAGTATGGCCATACAACCCATTTTTTAGGTTTACCATCGGTGTTAAATGTTCTCCATACTTTATAGTAACCATCTCCGAAGTCAGCTTGGATTCTTTTTAATTCATTTGCGTCGGCATCTTGTCTATAGATTGTTTCACCTTTTTCATTTTCAAAAGCCACAACCCAAAACTCATAATCTTTTTCGGGTACTTGATTTGGATAAATGTCAATACAATGTTTGAAAATGGTTAAGAATGACTTTTCATATTCTTCTTCTGTAACTATTGGGTTAGGTGGTAATTTAAAGTCAAGTGTGTATTGTTGTACACCTCTCTTCTTAAAGGAAATACCGGCATATCTCTCATACCCTTGTAGTGTCCTTACTTTACCAAAATCATAAATTCCAAAATCAATATCCCTTACCTCTCCATCCATTTCAAACAACTTTCTGTTTCTTTTGTGACATTCCGAATTCTTGTTATGCCACGATTTATCATCATCCCATTGTTTGGTTCTACCTTTACGTGTGTATTCGTGCCAAGCAACGATTTTGTGAGGATGAAATAAATCATATCCCCATGTATATGCTCTTACAGCAATTGAAATCTCTTCTCCGTGGAAATAATAATTTGGGTCGTGGGGAACCTCAATAACAAATTGACCAAGTGTAAAACAGAAATGTGCAGAATAAAATCTTGATGGTACGGGTTCTGTTAATTCTTTAAAATTATCTATTGATGCGGGTAAAAAGAAAATCGCGCCTTCAGGGATAAACCTATCAAAATTCATCTTCCAAGGAACCTGTGTTCTACCCGCCGGGTCATTTTCTGGGTCAAATGAAGAAATATACGAAGTGAGTAAAGGTTTTGTATGTCCCTTTTCCTGAAGTTGTTTTATCATCCCAATACATTCAACATCCCAATTTTGAATAAATCTATGATGTGAATCTAATTGTAATGTATATTCTTCGTAATCATATTGTTGTTGTAGTAAATTTCTGGCCCAACACGCACCTTTTGACATTTTGTAATTTATGTCAATAATCTTAAACCTCGGGTCATTCTTAAATTCACCCAAGATATCCCAAGCATTTTCTGGTGAGTGTTGCCAAGCTATTGAGAATACTAAATTTTCCGGATGTTTAGCCTTTTCAATACAATCTTTGAGTGTTGGTACTAGTTGAGGGTCTCTGTACGACGCGATTTGAATAAATATTTTACCATTGCCACCCATGCGTTCCTTTGTTTAAAAATAAAAAGTATCAATTATTATAGAATTTGTAAAGCACTATTTGATTTTATAATAATTATTATTTATACTTTACTATAAGGCCAATTAGACATGAATACAAAGTACCAACCCACAGTTATAAAAAAAGCAACCGAGATGATTGATATTCTTGAGGAGATAGGTTTCTTTGAGGAATATGAAATTGAGAATAAAGATTTTACCATGGAGTACCTTTGTGAGGCACTAACACAAAAATTTATATTAGATGGTTTAGATGATGAAGAACCATTATTTAGTGAAAAAAATTTAAATAAATGTATAGCAGAAATAGTTGCGGGTTCTTATCTTTTCGAAATGAAAAAAAACGGAATTTTGGACTCAATAGAGGATGAAAACAACGAAGAGACGTTTTTCTTGACTAAAAGAGGTAGAAGGCTCGCAAAGGAAATGAAAAAAAGGGGTAAGTTGGGTGGATTAACCTAATTCAAATGTGTCTATAAAGTTTTTACCTGATTTTTTGTAACTTTCTTTTGTTTCGTCTTTGGTATCCATTGTAAACTGCCAATTCCAAGACAATTCATCCCTTACATCAAATCCAAAAAAAGATAAAACTTGTTTTTGTACATCAACAACGTCTTTACCTCTCCAATTCTGACCTACAGCAATAACACCACAGGCGGTACCCTTTAAAATATTAGATTCACCTAAAGTTGTGTGTCTATTCTCTAACCAAGTCAATCTTTCAATCAAATTTTGATAAATAGCGTTCATTTGGCCCCACCTGATTGAGCCAAAAAACACAACCGAATCTGATTCAAATAGAATTTTAGTAATTTTCCATAGTTCATCATCAGGATTATTAATATTTCTCCAACATCTGTGTTGACCCGTTGGGTTTTTGTCTTTATCCTTTAAAGTGGCCCTTTTCAAGCCACACTCATTACCCTTCATGTGTGAAACATTTGCTTCACACGCATATATCTTTAAGTCGGGAACCTCAACTAACGAACATTTACTTTTACCTAAATAAGATTGTATTGATTTTGCCAATAAAGTCGATTTTGGCTCTTCTTTCAACTCTTTCACCGCCCATCCACCCCTATTAGAAGTGGTGAGAAACAATACCCTTTCACGCCTCTCTAAAAACTTAACCGTTTCAATTAATTTTTTATAGTTAGGGTCGTCTTTTTTTAATTTTGGGTCTATTTCCTCCAATAATTGAGTGAGGTTCATTTTTTATCTTTATTTTCCTCAACTTGAGTTGGTGGGTTGGCCATTTTTTTATGTTCCCTAACCTTATTCTTCAATTGTTTGATTGTATTATGTGCATTTGACAATGCAATTGACAAATTTTTCATTCTACCACTACTGATAGTCTTTAATCCTTCAGGAATTGAGTCGTCTAACTTTCTCAACTCTCTTATTGTCTCAATAAGTTGGTTTTCAAACTCATCCATTTTGAATTGAACCTTATTATACTCCTCTCTGCGTACCTTTTTAGTTTCCTCAGAAAGAATTCCTCTGATTGTGCTAATAATATATTCGTGATTTAGTTCTTGTTCCATAATAATATAAATACCTTGGTATCGGAATTTGGTTATTTAGATTTTTTTTCGTATATTTCTTATATAATAACTAATTAACACCCAACTCTATATGGAATTATTTGATTTTGATGACATTTTGATTGAACCGGCAAAAATAACTAGCATTCGCTCGCGTAATTTCATAAACTCAAGGTATGAAAATGGTTACCTACCACTTTTTACCGCTCCGATGGACACTGTCATATGTCCTGAGAACCTACATTACTTCAAAAACAATGGTATTTTCCCTGTTTTACCAAGAATAAAATTACCAAATAACAATTATATTTCCATAACTGAATTCCTTTCATATGGTTTGGAAGATTTTGAAATGATTTTCCTCGAGAAGACTCAAAATGTTGACTCTGAGTTTCCAATACTCGCACTAATAGATGTTGCAAATGGGCATATGTCCGATTTAATGGATTTATCAAGTAAAGCAAAATCAAAATATGGTGATAAAATAAAACTTATGGTTGGGAATGTTGCAAATCCCGATACTTTCCATGAATATTCAAAATTAGGTGTTGATTATGTGAGAATCGGCATTGGAAATGGTAACGGATGTTTAACCACCGTTCAAACCGGAGTTGGGTATCCTATGGCGTCACTAATTTCTGAATGTAGTAGATATAAATCAAATAAAACCAAAATAGTTGCGGATGGTGGATTCAAAAAATACTCAGATGTGGTAAAAGGTTTGGCTTTGGGAGCTGATTATGTTATGCTAGGGTCTGTTTTAAACAAGTGTCTTGAAAGTTGTGGAGAAACAACGGATAACCATGGCGAAAAAATAGACCAATACCAACCTGAAACCAAAAAAATGTTTGATGTTAATATTCCCTTGTTTAAGGTTTTCAGAGGAATGAGTACAAAAGAGGTGCAAAGGGGTTGGGGTAAGACAAATCTAATAACGTCTGAAGGTGTTGTTCGAAAAAATCAAGTTGAATACACCATTGACGGATGGGCGGGTAATTTTGAATCTTATTTAAAATCCGCAATGAGTTATACTAATAAAAAAGAACTCCGCGATTTTATTGGTGGGGTTCATTATAACAGAATTACTTTAAATTCCTTTAGGAGATTTGATAAATGACCTATACGGAGAATTCTTTATCCTTGGCGGGTGTCAATTCACCATCTCTTTTCATACCCTCCTTAATGTAGGTTCTGATAAGTCTTGATACACTCATTTGTTTTATTAAAGCAACTTTTTCTATTTCATTAAAATAGGCGGGTACGACTCTAAAAGACAACATTTGTACAAGTTGCTTCGATTTTGGGACCTCTTGGCCCACCTTATCCTCTTCTAAATTATTAAAATCCATATGGGGACTATTTTTCTATAAATATTTGGTAGTTTGTAAATATTTTCATATATTATATATATAAAATAAAAACATTATGTCAGAGGAAAAAATTATCAGAACACAGACAAATGCGGTTAAATTGTGTGAGGAGAAATACCCCGAAACAACCGCGGAGTTTAAGAAAATACTTAGAGAGCAATACGAACTTTTTTGTAAAAAACAAATGAACTACGGACCCGATAATATCTCGGTAGGCACCAGATTAGAGACTCCTGAGGAAGTGAAGTTGTCTCTTATGGGTCTGTGGTTCAGAATGAACGATAAAATCCAAAGACTTAAACAGCTTGTTCTATTAGGTAAAGAAGATACCGTTGGGGAAAGCGCTCAAGACACATTTTCAGACCTCTCAGTTTATTCGATTATCTCCCAAATAGTAAGTAATGGGAAGTGGGCGAAATAGGGTTTATAGGGTCTAAAACTCTATTTGATAATTCGAGCAATAAACTATTTATAATAAACGAAAGAGGCAATATGAAAATCAACACCCATCACCCTGCGTTTCTAAATTTTTTAGAAACCGTAAACTCGAACATTCTATCTAATATCACCCCAGAAAAATATTTTTCATTAACAAAAGAAAGAAAGCTTAGTGTACAATATTTAACATTGAAGTTGATTATTCAGTCAGTAAAAGTTAGGGCTAAATTGACGGATGGTGAGCTTTTTGAGTTCTCACAAATATTGAGGAAAAAGAACGAGGAAATTGAAAACTATGAGCTTGCTTCAATCTTAAATGACATAATCTCAAATTTTAATACCCTAATTGACATGACTAAAACAATAAGGAGACAAAAAAGAACAGTTAAAGCGGATAAAACAACCAATGAGTAGACGTGATATTGATTGCGAATTGAGTAAATCCTACACCAAGTATGCATTGAGATGGTGTGAGGAGAATCTAGGAATTAATCCACGAAAAAGGAAGAAGCTATCCATTGTCATTAGTGAAAGAAAAAGAAAACATGGTAAATTTATTTATTACGGTAACTACTGCAATAATAGGAATCAAATTACTATCTATATCAACAATTGTGATTCTTTTAAGGATTTGATATCCACCATAATTCACGAATACACACATTATCTACAACCAATGGGTAGGTATAAAGAATACGAAAAACACTATTACTATTCCACTCATCCGTTTGAGAGACAGGCCAAAAGAAACGAAACAAGATATACCCAAACCTGTCTATCGTTTATTAGGAATAAATTCTAATACCTCAGCGTCCTTTATTTCCCTTAAAAAAATAAGAGTTTTGTCGTTTGTGTTGTTTTGTTTCAAAACAATGTCACACTCTAAAAGGTCCCTTAATTCAGATATTCTATCTGTTTTAACGTGGGTTTCCTTAAATCTGCGGTATATGTAATATAACTTTCCTTGGTAATTTACCAGTTCCTTAGTTAACATTAGTGTCCTACACAAGTGATTTCATGCTCCTGCCACGTCTTAGTTGGCTTATTATTTGTGAAATAGTAACATTTGTATTTGTTAGTCTTTTCAAATAAAATGTGTTTTTTAAATGCATTTGGTACGGTTGCACCAGTTGGTAATTTAACGGACTTGTTATCAAATACCAACTCAACCTTTATTGTGAGGGGTTCCTTATCGTCCCAAAGTCTCTCCTGTTCTTCTAAAATTCTCCACTCGCCCCTATTCATATATTGGTTTTGAAGTGCACAATTTAAATAACTAAACGTTTGTTTTAGATTATCCATATTATCTGAAAAAGTAGCTGCGGGGGCCATGTGACCCTTATCATATATGTTTTTAGCGTAATCTGCATCATCTGATGTGTGAATCTTTTGTTCAGTATAAAAATCCATACTCCCTCTATTAACGTTTGTTGGTCTGTTTGTAGACCTATATGTGACCATCAATGGTTGTTCTAATTTTTGTGAATAAATCACCGAAAAAACATTATTCTTCACACTAACAACCTTTTGTTGTTGGTAAAATGAGACTAATAAAATAAAAAGAAATGAGATAGTTAATATGTATAATTTTTTCATAATTTGTTATTGCTTATATGTTTAAATATATTTTCGGCAGTATTGCCACCCACAGCAAATTCAACAAAAGATATATCATTATCCACCAATCGCGTTTTAATTTCCTCATCAATCTCCTTGGATTGAGTGAGGTTTTGAAATCTACCGTTTTTTTCATATACACTATCGTCCCTTTTTAGAAGGATGTTCAAACTATTATATCTTTTAAATAATCCTAAAATAAAATTATCAAAACTTTCATCATAAAAAGACGCGGGATAGGTTGGTACCCTATCGTATAAATCCTTATAAACTATACCTAATATAATTGGGGAATCGACTATAATGTATTTTACTTTACCATATAATCTACTAATATTTCTATGTTGATTGGCAGTAATATAAAATTGGTCTCGTATTGCTGAGTGGTTTTCTTCCCACGCGACAATTTTTGGGAATTCAAAAGTTAACTCAACATCATAATGAGATTTTTTCATTTTTGTAAAAAGGTGAGCGCTTTGAGTTGATTTTCCAATGCCGGGCCCGCCAAAAAAATTAATTATTAAACTCTCCATGGTTTAATAATATAAATAAAAAGGGGGGGTTTTTCAACCCCAATTATCAATTAATTACCTTTTGTTGGGAATCTTGTCCGACCATCAGACCATAGTGGTTTGGATAGTTCTTCCATTTGCAATTTTGTATATGTTTTTTCAACGTTACCACATATTTATATAGAATATGGAAAACCTTTATTCGGTATTACTTGCGGTTGTGACAGTCCTCGGCTCGGCAGCCGCTTTTAGATACTACGAAAAAAGAGCAATGCGCAAAGAAAGAGATGATGAATTTATTAGACACGATTGCAAAGACCGAATTTCAAAACTTGAAGCTTTACTAGTTCAGTCATCAAGAGATAAAGATGAACTTAGAGATATTGTTTTGGATTTAACAAAACAAGTATCCGCCCTTTCCGTTAAAGTTGAATTTTTGACTAGAGAAAACGATAATTTACATAAAAAAAGGAAAGTTTCGAGATAATGTGCAAAAACATATTTTTACGGAATCACAATATAATAAATTAGTTAAAACCATTTTAAAAGAAGACGAAGAGGTTTCGGGTGGTGTGGAGTGTTATCCAGCGGGATATGCGGCCCAAAAATCACTAATGAAAAATTGTGAAATTTCCGATATTTGTTGGGGTCAAAACAACGTAATGTTCGGTTCCCAACACACTTAAGTGTCTTTGGTTAAAGAATCAAACACCTCAACTATGGTGTTTAAAGAATCGTAAGAAAAACACTCAGAATAACCCGAAAAACTTTCAAGAATGGGTCGATATTTTTTGACTCCTATTTTTTTTGCCAAGGTATCCTTGATTTTCTCCTCTAATTTCTCGGCATCTTTTGTGTCTATTCTTCTTAATACGCTTGAAATAGTATAACCTTTATATCCGTAATCTTTACTAAATCTGCGTAGTATAAACTTTTTAGAAGTTATACCTACTTTAACAAACGTTTTACCCGAACTCCCCTCCTTCATTAATATTAGATAAAGAGATTTGGGTATTTCTTTTATTTTTATCTCTTTATCTTTATTATATTTTGATAGTTTTTTTTTAACGTATTTTTTGGCGGTTTCCATGTCGTTAAACTCTTTGGTGTCCCTATTTTGGTTGGGGAAATACTTCTTAAATCGTTGTGAATAAACGATTTTACCATTGTCAACCACGATTTTAGTTTTAGGACCAACCATCTTCTCGTAAAAGGAGTAAAACCCTATTTTGAATAAAAATTTCAACATATTCAATACATATGTTGAAATTTTATTTTGTATATTCTAAAAAGATACTATATTTGCTAAGTAAAAAAACACAAGATGTCACAAACAAAGAAATGTACAGGATGTAAAAAAGACCTTCCATTGGGTAATTTTTATAAAAACAAGCTGATTCACGATGGTCACAGCAATTATTGTATTACCTGCACTAAAATGAATTCTAAAAAGTACTTTGAAAGAAAAAAGGAGCGCATTATAAAAGCTGAAAATGAAAATCTTATGAAAATGGTCTTATTATCTAACACAGATTCATCTAATGCTGATAATCTCATGAAAATCATGATGATTGAAAAAATGTGTAAATCCATCTTAGATGAGTTAGAACACCTAAAAAGAGGGTTTGTAAAAAACGAGATAGAAGTAGAAAAATAGGTGGATACAAACCCAAAAATCTTGGTATTTATATTGTATATATTTATCTGTAATGAAATTTAACGATTTACTATTCGACATCGTAACGGAAGAGTTCCAAAACAAAAAAATCCTGAATACCATGTTGTTAAAATGGTATGGACATGAATCAACGGAAGAACAAAGAAATGAGTGCGAGTTTTTAATTTCTAGTTTTTTTAAGGTTAAAGAAAGATTTAAACCCGAACTACCTGAAGTTAGAACCTTTTTAAACAGATTCCCCGAATTTAAGGTTGAGAATCTAAAGAATGTTTTAGAATATACACTACAACAGGTTAAGTTCATCGTTTCAGAGTACTTTGAACTACCCAATAAAGATAAAGTAGATGACAATACTCCTGAAATTTTTATGGGTAGGAATTTACCCCCAACTCCAGAAAGAGTTACTGCGTCAAAAGATTTATGGTTTAAAGAGACCGATAATTTAATGGTAAACGAACCAGGTTTTAGAGTTTATAAAATTAGAAATAGAGCCGATTCAATTAATTGGGGGTACTATAACGGGTACTTATCTCAAAATCCTCCATATTCAAATAGCGGAAAAAGTCATATGCAATGGTGTACAACGAGACACGTAACTGAAAGTAATCTATATGCGGGATATAGGAATAGAAGAACTTTTTATTTTGTAATTGATGAAAGTAAAAATCCCGACATTGAAAAAAACCTTTCTCTAAGTCAATATTACATTTCTGCACTACAAGCCTCCGACGATAGTCCAACTGGATTTAGAATTACAACAATCTTAAATGATGGCTCAGACCGCGTTATAAGTACTGATGAATTAACTCAAATATATCCTAAGTTATATAACGATTTAGAGAAATTAACAAAAGTAAAATACGACCAATCGGAACTTGGTGAAATTACTGACGATTTGGATAGGGTTGATGAGAGAGAGGGTAATGATTTTGCATTTTGGAGAGTAAATACTACTCTTAAAAAGAGATACATAGATGCTCAACGAACTATTGTTAATCCTAAGTCGTGGGAAACTATGAATGATGGTCTTAAACAATCATACATTGATTACACAGAAAAACGAAACGCAATTGAAAGGTTTTCAACCATGGACTTGTTGAACAAAATTAAATCAATTCCATCTGATAAGCGTAGTTTAGATGCCAAACTACAAAAACTTGGTTATAGCGAAGGCTCCGCTTACTTGTTTACTAAAATATTCCAAACCAATTTTCAAGTCTTGAGAACGAGTATGGATTTCCCGAGTGTTAAGATTTTCGAATCAAGAACAGGGAATAGTGTGGTGGGAATTTTTGATGAATCTAAAGGTGAATGGTGTAAAGCACCAAATGGTGCAGAATACCTGCCCGAATATATACATATAAATACACAAACGGAAAAAGGTAAAGATATGGTTAATTATTTGGTTGACGTTTATAGTAAGTCAATGAATCCTACAGATGATTCATTCTATATAGTATATCCTATTACTGATGAAAATTATCAGCATCAATATATGGGTCACTTCCTGTCTGCAAGTTCATGGAAAAAATTTAGTGAATCGATGTTAAAAAAACCAAATGACCATGAAGAACCCGTAACGATTGATAGGGCTAAAGAGTTCCAAGATATATATGAATTGGGATAAAAATGGGGGGTTTTAAACCCCCCATTTTATTTAAGTAAATTGTAATATTCTTTAAAGTGTTTTAATCTATCAGATAAACCAATTGTACCACCATTAACACATTTGGTTACTGCAGTTACAGTTTCGTCTGATGCATCAACACATTTTCTTAAACAGTTCTTAGAGAAGAACCATGCGGCTGATAACAAAGGATATTTGGTTGCAACTAAATCAGGATTATTTACGATGTCCTCGTTTATTGCCTTACCAAAGGCGGTATAATTGTCCTTTCCGGTCAACTGAATATATCCTCTACCACGAAACTTGAAACCTTCTTTTGTTGGTTCCGTACCATTACCCATTCTTCCACCATAAACTCTACTAGCAATTGCTTCAGGTTTTCTTTGATATTGTTCCGCCAATGTATCTGTTGGGAAATACTTACCAAAAATCCCCCTAAGGCCTTTGGCGGAGTAATTTAGATTTTCCTGAGTCACTTTAAACCCACCACTTTCGTGTCCACATTGAGACAAGAAATGGGCTAATTTTACAGGTGTATCAATACCGAACTTCGATGCGGTGTCGTGAATTTGAGATATAACCCCATCAGGAATATGACCCCCCAAATTCTGAAGTTTAAGCTGACCAGCGTTAGCAATTGGGGATGGTTCAGTAATCACAGATGGTTGAGAACCAACACTTTCACTAAACATTTTATTCCACGTGCCATCACCAACCAAACCATCTGCGGTTAATCCATTATCCGCTTGCCATTTTTTAACCGCGGTCTCTGTGACGGGACCAAATACCCCGTCGGTGCCTAATCCTAATTTGGCTTGGAGTTTTTTAACTTCCTCGCCACTTGAACCTACTTTAAGTAACATAATTTTAGTTTTTTTTTTACTATAAATACTCCAAAATTTTTTAAATATTTTTTGGAATATTCGAAAATGTGCCTATATTTGTGGTATGAAAAAAAAGATACTCCTCCTATTGGTTCTGATACCTGTTTTAGGGTATTCACAACCCTCAGTAAATCGGGATTCACTCCTGTATTATTTTACAAAAATCATCAATGATTACAGGTCATCGAATGGTTTAGAGACCTTATCTATTGACACACATTTGAAATTGTTTACTGACGAGTGGTCAATGAAAATGGGTGAAATGAATCGTGTGGGTCATGGTGAAGGGTCTGAACATTTTAGGTACAGAGTTGCTTATAATGAAAAATTAAAAGTCCCTGGAGGTACAAAATTATTTGAAAATTGTACTGAATTAATGACACCAGATGTACCTATTTCGGTTTCAGTGCAATCATACCCCGAATTGATTCCATACATTAACAGGTCATACGCAGGAAAACTTAACCAATACGAGTATGCATATTATGCATTTTTGATGTGGAAAAACTCACCTCCACACAATGGAACAATGTTGAGCCCATATACTAAATATTTTTACCTGTCCCCATACAGGAAACACGGAAAGACGTTTTTATGTTACATTGCCAGAAGTTAAAATATTTATTAAATAAACAATCATGGCTAAGTTTATTATCACAGAAAAACAATACAACACCATCAAAAGAAACGTTAATGAAGACATTAACAATAATCGTTATGAAAGACGAGTAAGTACCGATATTGAAACTTACGGCGTGAAAATTAATGGTGAAGATATTGATTGGGCGGTTAGTGGTGAATTAAACTTAAATTATATAATTGAGATGGAACATAGAAGTTGGGGTGTTAAGGATGTAAGTCTATACGACATCCAAGGTCCATCTGAAATTGAAATCGACATCACCCCACAAGTTGAAGACGCTGAAGACATTACATTAACACTTCAATATGACTGGAGTAATGTTGAACGTGAGACAGAAACCGATAAGGGTATCATAAGTATTGGTTCTGAAATCACAATTAAATTAGGTAATAATGAAAATGGTGATGTGATTATTCAATCCATACATGTGCCGGTTTACGGAATTTAATTAATTCATTTTACAGATTGTGAGGTTTTTACTTTACACTTTGTAAAATATCCTTATACTTATTATTAGACCTTGTGGTTGAATCGGATGTGTCCTTGTGACATTTGAGTTGGAATTGATACCAACGAAATCGGGTTCAAATACAAAAAAAAATAAGGATATGAATTACACAACCTCAATTAGGTATGCTGTACCTCAATCTTTCATTACTAAGAGTAAACAAAGATTAAAACAGCACATTGATACCGTTTATCTTAACAACGGTGACGAGTTCGAAATCGAACTTTATAATCCCACACAAAATAAAGTTTTAGCAAAAATTGAACTAAATGGTACATCCATTGGTAACGGTATTGTACTCCGTCCAGGTGAAAGAGTGTTCTTAGAACGATACTTTGATGATGCTAAAAAGTTTTTATTTGAAACTTATCTGGTAAATGGGGATAACGAAGAAGTACAACATGCAATTGCCAAAAATGGTGATGTGGTGGTTAAATTCTTCGATGAAATAAAACCACAAACATATAGTTCACCATTTATCTTAAGCGGTTCCAATACAGTTACATGGACTAACGTAACGACGACAGGTGGATATGGTTTCCCAACATGCACCAATGATTACAATTCCCAGTATTTTACAAATACAAGTGCGGTTGGTGGGAGTTTTGAGGGAACAATTACCACACCAAATTGTTCTTATAACACCAATAATGTTTTTCGTAAAGAAAAAACAAGTGAAGTAAGACATCTTGAAACCGGTAGAGTTGAGAAAGGTTCTAATTCGAATCAAACATTTACATATGATAGTTCGAGTTTTAATTCTTACCCGACTAAAACCAATTGGTGGAAAATAAAACCAAACTCAACTAAAGTATTGGTTCGAGAAGATTTGGTTGTTTACTGTACCGAATGTGGTTCAAAACGTAAAAAAGACAACCATAGGTTCTGTCCACACTGCGGAACAAAATTCTAAAATAAACTAATCACAATGTCATTAAAATGAACCCAATTGTGTTATAACCATTTGTCCAACATTTTTAAGTGAACCCCAATGGGTTGAAGAGTTTGATGATGATGCCCCTTGAACAATTCCTTGACCTCTTCCTGAACCATTACCAACAAAAATATTTTTACGTGGTACCCCATTTGAAACCGCATTGTTTACAATAATAGTTGTTCTTTGACTTGCACCATATGGTTCAATAACATAAATGTTTTTGACATCCACATTTGGGTCATTTGATATTGCGGCCGCTTTAGACGCACCGGCACTAAACATAAACACGGGTATATTAGGATTCTGACTTAAAAAGTCTTTGATTATTGAGATATCCGTATTGTATGTAAAACCTTTTACATTCTTATCTTTACCAAAACCACTTTTGAATAAAGAAACTTGAGCGTCTATTTTGTAATCACCCGGTCTGTAGTCTAATCCGCCAATTAATACGGCATCATACTCTGAATTATTTTTTAATTTGATTGTGTTGGGTTCGTCACCCAATTTGATATCAATTGATTCGGATAATTTAAATTGTACGGGGATAGATTTTATATCAGAAATAGTGATATTTTTTAAACCCATTCCGTGTGATATTGGTGCAAAAACACCTTGCATAAATAAAAACTGAAAATAATAGAATAAATAATTTTTGTCTATCATGTCTTTATATTCGTCTTTAATCTTGACTCCTATGTTCTCCTCATAGAATTCTTTTAATGGTTTCCCGACACTTTTTTCGGAACCCTTTCTCTGTAGCCAAAAATCTGCTTCAGGAAAGCTAGTTTTGAATATGCAAATATCACCTAATTTCATTTAATCTGTCGTTTAACATTGAATTAAAATCTTCCTCATCAATATCGGGTGACCATCTATCATCAATATAGAATCTTGGTTTTTCGTAATATTCACCCATAATCTCATCAAATATACAATGGTAATTTGTCTCACCACAATTTTCAAAATATGAATCTAAATCATCGTCATTAATACCCTGATTATCTATTACTTCTTGTAAATCTACTCTTATTGTTGCACCAGTATCATCCAACTTTAAAACGTCTCCATACTCACTAAGAGCGCTTTTGAGTTGCTTAATCGCATAATTATAGTAACTACTATTTGCAGAATCGTTATATGCGGAAGCGATTGAGTTTCTAATTTGATAATCATCATCATACTGACTGAGTAAACCTTCTAAGGATTCTTCGGGGTCAAAATCGTCACCCGCTATTTGTTTAATAATATCAATTATTTTTTGTGTGTTTTCCTTGTTTGTATAATACCTCAATCCGCCAGGCCAATCATCATAATAATCAATCAAATCCCACATATCTCCCGATAATAGGGTTTCAATAAAATATATTTTTTTTGTGTATCCATTTTTGTCTTTTGATTGGTAAGTTACCCAATCCCCATCAACATAGTTTCCAACAGAATTAGCATCTATTTGCAAATCAATTACCATATTTGGTTCTTCAAAATCGGCAATACCCATTTTAGTGAGAAGTCTTTTAGATGACCTTGAATTAAATAATTCAGGACGAGCACCATATAATTTTTTTACTTCAGGTTCCGATAAATCTGATATTTTGAAATCGGATTCACTACCATGTTCTGAACCAAACCCTGTAATTGTTTTAACATTTGTAATTAAATCTATTACATACGGATGAAATTCCTCTTTTGGTTTTGAATTTTTTGGTCCTTTAAGTTGATAAATAATACCATCTGTTTTACCCACCGCAGCGGTTAAATGACTTTTATTTATTGTATATTTTTGATTGTATTTTTTGTTTTCTCTAAGTGAATAAATTGTATTATTATCATTTGTTCTACCACAATGACCCATTCTGCCACATTCTTCTTTTGAATTGTTTGTTTCCAAATCAACCCAATAAAACCCTATACCGTCTTTTCTATAGTCACGTAAAACTTTTTTATTCTCATTATAATTAATTGCTCCCTGACCCACATCTAAACTATTGTGCCAATTTCTTGATTCTAGATATAGGTTCTCAAACTTTTTATCCTTCCATTGACCAAGATTACCATTCAAACCAACTCTAATCCAATCCATAACTTCGGTTATTGATTGAACATGTTCACCACCTAAACCATTCATTTTTTTTAATCTACCTATACCCCAACTCATTCTATACTTTATATCAGTATTCCACTTAGTTCTCGCTTTATTTTCCTCTTCCTCGGGAATTGCTGCCATCATATGTTCAAAGTTTTGTTGACCCACATATTCAAGAAATTTATTAGCCATCCATACAGATAGTGGACCACACACCCTATTAAAATCTTTAGCAACTTCTTGATTCAAACCTAACTTATCCACTAAGATACTCGTCTTATTGGATTCAATTATTAATTCTTCAATTAGGTTTATTATTTTCATTACAGAAGATTTTTAATACTGAGTATTGACTCAAATAACTTATAATTACTTGCATATGATGCAAGATTCTCAACCTTAATCGGTCCTCTAAATGATTCTCCTGTTTTTTTATTATTAAAAATAATATCTATTGATTCTTTATCACAATCAATTTTTAATGATGGTAATTTTAAAATAAATTCATCATTTTCTAAAAATGTACTTCCTTTAAAAATATTTTTAACCACATTGTTTAGAGTAAGTCTTAATTCTGTACATCTTTTTACCCCCTCAAAGTTCTCAAATCTTTTATCGAAATACTCCTCTATATCTTTTTTTAAATCATCATAATTTACACCAACATCATTAAAATCCCAAATTCCTTCATAATCATAATCTATTTTATAGTGTTTAATATATTCTTCTAGTACATCTATTATTTTATATTCATTCCCGTCGATTTTTTTTATACCACTTTTAGCTAAAAACAATAAAAAATATGAAGTACTAACAACCACATTGGTATCGCCTCTATAGATGTTTCCAAAAGATATATATTTTTCTATTGCATCAACCTCTTCACCTGCTCTACTCTCAAATGCATCCGTGTTTTTTCTTACATAAGCTTCGCTGTATGTATCCCACATCGAACTATTGTTAGTAAAATCATCCAAATGGTCGCTTTTGAACTGCTCATAGGTTGTATACCCAAACAATGATTTTAATTGTGATGATTGGTCCTGATAATATGCTTCAAAAAAATATTTCAATGTATCATTAATATACTCTGTATCCTCATTACCCATTCTATCCCACAACACATCATAACCACTATTTGCTTCGGATTGATAATATGATAGTGTGTTTTGTGTTTGTTCTAACTGACCACTCAATGAATTTTCTAAAGTTATTTCAATATCATTTTTATTTAATTCATAATTTTCAATTTCTTCATCCGTCAATAAACTATTTAATAAGTCTTCATCTTGCGAAATCAAAGCACTTATTAATGGATTATCTTTTGAAGATAAACTAAGAAGTTTACCAACTATTAATCTAACATCATCATCGTCTAAGGCACTTAATCTACCAATTTGTAATTTAACATCATCTTCCGATACGTTATTGCTAATAAGAGATGGAAAGAAAAAGTTCTTTATATCTGTATTATTTTCTAAAAATTCGGAAACACCAATTAACTTATCATCTCTGTCCATGTATTGTTTTGATTCAAAATGAAATTGGTATTTTTCATTAACATCGGAATTTGATATAATAATATATAATGAACCTTGATTATGATATCGACTAAATAAATTACCCCTATCTTTATGTTTTGGATTTAATGATTCTGGTCCCCACGTTGTGCACCACTCGGTATTAACACCTAAATAACACGATGCCTTTTCTGTTAATGGAACAAATATTGACCATTTTTCATTTTGAAAAACTTTTTTATATTCTTTTTCATTTAACGAGGACAATATTGAACCGAGGTCTTTTGTGTCCTTTGCATAATAGCCCTTAACCAAATCATATAAATCAGTTAAAGATTTTACCTTGTTTGAATCTATTGATATGTTATGTTTGTATATATAGTCAAGGTATTCTTTTGCTCTTGGTAAATCCTCAAGTTTTAAACCTTTCTTCCTATATAAACCAATTAATAGTTTTGCGTACTTGCCAATTCTTTTTAAACCTGATTCATTGGAAATAGAAACCGGGTCCGCCATAACGATTTGATTAAATTCATCTCTTGGAATGTCCTTGTAGTATGAATTATATATCTCGTCAGGAGCGGCCTCCAATATTATAGATTCAATTAAATTTAATATTTTCATTTTTGTAATTGGGGTGGAACCATCGGTTTTACATATGTATTATCTCTTTGTGCTTGATATTGATATTGATTTTGATATTGATATTGTTGAATCGTTGGTGTGGGCTCGGGTGTTTTAATTTGTGCCACAAATTGTTTATTTAGGTTATCTATTGAGGATTTCCATTTTGGATTTGTAGATAAATCAAATTCCCTATTCGTAGCTACATTTTTAGCGTACCATTTTCCATCTTTGTAACCATATACATAAGCTTTGTCACCAGGATAATTGTATTTGTAGTCAACACCGAATTTACTTGTTGTGGTTGTACTTGTTGTAGTTGTTGTTGTACCTGTTGTTGACCCCATTTTAAGTTTACCTTGTTGAATTAATTGTTTTGCGGCATCATCCGTGATAGTCCCAAAACCCGCATCAAGTGCCGCTTGTTGTTGTGGTGTTATTCCTTGTGAACCCGTTGAGGGTGGAGAAGTCTGTTCAGCGATTACTAACATAGCTATTTTTACTAAGTCAGATTCTTTTAATTTGATAATTTTTTTCATTTAGTAATATATTAACATCTATAAATATATTGAGGTATTTCTTTTATTTGTGTGGTTTTTTGTCTTTTACCCAGTATTTATTGCTAGTACTAGATTCTAGAATACTAGAAGCAACCAGATATAATCCAGTATTTATTGCTAGTACTAGATTCTAGAATACTAGAAGCAACCAGATATAATTCTAGCATATACTGGGTAAAATAACAATCCAACCCTCTTTTTACTATATTTATTGGTATAGATTGTTAAATGAAATACATAATTAAAGAATCGATTTTCAAAAAATTAACCGATAGGTTGATTAATGAGAATTATTTTGATAGTGATAAGTTATACCACAGAGAATCTTTGGTTAGAAAACTACTAATTAAGGATTCAAAAGGTTACTATGTGACCCCTAAACCAATTAGAGATATTATTGAAAAATTACCCTATATCGAATGTGAGGACCAAAATGGTAATAAATCAACTTGCACAAAAATACCCGAGGTATTGTTCGTCTACCTAACAGGAAGATATTAGTATGTCAAATAAAATTATAATAACAGAAAGTCAGTTCAAGTATATAGTCGAAAACCAGATTAAGTTTCTCACAAAGAATGAGCTAACGGAGTTTGAGATGAGTCATCATGCTGAATTCGAAAGGTTTTACGAAAGGTTTGTCGAGGTTGATTATTTCGATATCAAACTTTTTAATAAACCTTTCAATATCGATGAAAAACCAATCGGAAAATGGCGTATACCCGAAAATGTTAAAACAGATGTTTTAAAAAAAATAGAATTTTTAAAAAAATGGCACGTACCCGATAAAAAAAGTATTGCTTATGGTATTATAGTCTACGATTTTAATATTAATCCAAATGATTGTGAATATGAAAATGACAGAAATAAGCTCGATGCGATGAATAATTTTATTCAAAAATCACCTTTAATGATATCTGACCCAAAAACAAAATCAATTGGTAATGTTATGATGGCGATTATTAATGAAAATACGGTTGTTTCCATAATGTATGAAAGAACACATTTAGGATTGAATGATATTATAAACAGAAAAAAGCAAAAATACACTAACTTTAAGAATGTCCTTTCTTGGGATAACTATGTTAACTCGTCAATATCAGATAAGAAGGGAGAAAAAATAAGAAAGAATTTTGATTACCTTCAAGGAAGATGTTATGGTTATGACGATTTAAAAAATTTACAAGACGATATCGATGTTCAATTTACAGGAACGAATGATAATTTAATTAACAATACAGACAAATTTGATGGATATCCTGATGAGTATAATTTTTGTTATCGAACATTAACCACGCCCGATATCAAAAAACAATATTCACCAAAAATAAAATTAATAGATATTATTGGAGATAAGAATATTCAAAGTCTTATTGATAGACTAAAAAGTGGTGGTTTAGATAAACCACCAATCGGTTTTTCGGGTAAAGACGTGGCGTCAGCTTTTTATTTTATGAATACCCCGATGCCCTACTTTGAGGTAAAACATATATAACAAATCTATTTCTTAATAATTTCGGTCAGGTAGAAGATTACACCCTCATGTGTTATATACTGAGTATTTCCCGTTAATTCAGTACTCTTGTAAAGTGTGAATATTTCTTTAGTAACCTCACGTCCCCGGACACCTGTTATTACAATTCTTTTCCCCTCAAATTTTATTGTTCGCATATAAATTTTTTAAGACCTTGTTATTTTCTTGGACCAGCTTAAATTTCTTTTTTATTGACTTTTTGCTTTTTGGTTTTTGGCGGTCTTTTTGTGCTCTTGCCACTATCCGTGTTTTTCTTTAAATTATTAGATTCGTAAATACCATCATTGGTCCATTTATTCAGAATTATGTTTCCTAAAAACCACCCCAAAATCATTACACCAATAATTACTACCATTATCATATTTAATAAATATGGTTTCTTTATTGTTAATAGTAAAAAACAAAGAATTTCTATTATTTAAAAGAAGTATGGATGCAATACACCCAGGTTTATTCGGTTTGTGTGGCGGAACTGTAGAGAAGGGAGAAACCCCCGTAGAAGCTATTATAAGAGAGATTAAAGAAGAGATTGGTATGGATATATTCAACTCCAACCTTATTAAACGATACAACAGAAACGGGAACATTATAAACCTATTCGCAGTTGTTAATAACGGTTTTGAAGAACAGGATATTAGACTGAATAAAGAACACACCGAATGGAAGTATTTCACCTATTACGAGTTATTAAACTCAAAAGAGACAATACCCACAACAATTGAGTTTGTAAATGACTTTTTTAGGTCTTACAAATGATTTTCTTTAATTATCATGGTTAGTAGGTCTATTGCGTCTGAATCCCCAATCAGACAATCACATTTACGATACCTCTGAGCCACAAACTCCACACCTTTCTCCTCTATTAATTTTTTTAATTCCTCAAGAGATGGAACCACGCATTTATTAAATCCCATATAATATAAATAGTAGAATTAAAGATATTTATTATAAAACAGAACATGAAAATTATTATTACTGAATCTCAATTGAAGAAACTTGTTGTGAGAAAAGCAACAGAAAAAGACCTATCCCAATTGGATGAATTGGATTACGAGAGTTTCCACTCAGATGAAAACCTTTCTCAATTAAGAGATGCAATTGACAGAAATAAAATGGTTAGTGTTGCTTTTGTGAAGAAAAATGGTTCAGTAAAACACATGTTAATTAGAAAAAACCTAAGTTCATATATTGGAAGTGCAAGAGAAAAGACCGATGCACAAATGAACGTCGAATCAAATCACAATCTAAAAAAAGTTGTAGATATTAATGCTTATAAAAGAGAACTAAGAAATCTAAGAAATATGGACCCTCAGACTGATGAGGTTATTCTAAAACAGAAAGCGGCAAAAGTGGCTTGGAGGTCTGTTAACCTAGAAAATGTCTTAGGATTCATGGCAGGGGGTCAATTTATCGATTTAAGAGACGAGAACAATATTAGAGATAGGTTTGGAGAAGATGTCTACAATTCGATTACAAGGTCTATGGTGAACGCCATGGCTCAACAAGAAGTACCGGCACCTGAAGAGGTGACTACCGAACCAGATAATTTACAACAAGGAATCTAAGGTTTTACCTACTTTAGCGTAGATAGGTCTGTTTCCATGAGGTTCAACCTTACCGATTGGTGGCTCCACGGGTTCTAAATTTACTATAGTAATTTCTTAACCAACGAAAGAAACAAAGAAATCAATAGGTTAAACCTTTTATATAAGAGACAATCTTAGTGAGACCCGGTTCCGGCGTAGGAGAATTACTTTAATTTATCAACAGCATCCACAAACTTGTGGCATTTATCGGATATCTTGTTTTGTTCGTGGTCGAACATAGTTAGAACAACTTCATTGTACTTAACAATCATTTCAGGGTGATGATTTTGTTTTTCAGCAATTTTTGCCACCTTATTAACAAAATCCATTACCTCTTCGTAGGAACTAAACTTATACTTCTTTTTTAGTTTCCCATTAACCTCATTCCAAGAGGTTAGTTTTTTAAGTTGTGATTCCGTGATAATTATTTTCATTATTCGCCCCAATCTTTTTTATCTCCAGAACTTTCATTATCGTCATAACCAGCATTATATGCTTCAAGTTCTTCAGGGGTTAAATCGGTAACTTCTTGACCATTATAAGTACCTTCGGGATAGTAGTGAGGATTTCTTCCTCTTCCATAGTAACTATCCGCAGTACCTCTATCATATGGACTGCCGTGCCAATCGGGATATTTTTTCTCTTGGCCATATCTACCTGTTTCAGATTCTTCACCATCTTCTTCATTTACAACACCACTAATACCAAATCTATTAAAAAGTTTATGTTTCTTTTTACAACCAGAACCCCGACTCCTGTCTCTATCACGACCACCAAATATTAATTTGGCAAGTTTTAATACGAGTAATAATGCAACGAATCCAAGTGCAATTGTAAACGCCGCAGGTGGGACTGAAACTCCCGCCACAATAACCGGTGCCGCTTGTTCATTCATATCTTGAGGTGCGGCAATTGATGATGTGTTTGGTTGTGGTTTTTCTTGCTTGTTTTGCAGAAGAACCATAACTTGTTTAAGAAGTCCTTTTAGTTCTTCCTTATCATTGATATTACTAATTGCGGTTTCAAGTTGTCCCATAACATCGGAGTGTTCTGCGGGTTTCTCAATTGGGCAGTCAGGATTTATTTCACTTTTTTCTTCGGGAGTAAGTACAATACCGGCCGATGCCAAAGCACTATCAAATTCTTGTTCCGCCGAATCAACGTTTTCGTTTACACCCATCATACTTCTTATTCGGGATACTTGTTCTTGTAAATTAAGTTTTTTCATTAAATTATCTTTAATATATAAATATTAAATTTTTGGTGTTAGATTTTTTTGTTATGGTAAAGTTATTGTTCGGATATTACCGTTTATATTTAGTGTTGCTAAATTATCACATCTTCCATCTCCAAAGTCAAGGATAGCAACCCAAGGACTTGTATTTGATAAGTTTCTCCTAACTGTTCTAATTTTTCCTTTAACAATCCATCTGCATGTATTC